AAACCCTGTGTCGCGGTTCTGATGCACCTCATAGTTGAGCGGACCGAACGGGATACGTCCCGGACCGGTCACGGTGATGCGTATGTCGCCCTCCTCACGCTGCGAGAACAGTATAGGCTGGCGGTTAGGTGGTCGCATGACATACCACTTTATCGTTATCGGTCTTCCCTGACGTATGGTGAGCATCCTGTCTCTCTATTTTTATTGTACAAAACAAACCTCTTTTACAATACCGGTTTGCGATTTTGATATATTATCTTAATTTATTTCCTCTGCGCGGCTCATATATTATGCTCATGCCCTGCACCGCCTCATAGTCCGTCATGTTGGTAAACAGCGCAAAACGGTAATACTTATATGACGCACCCCTAAGAGACCTTACGAGCGTCCATGAGAACATATCATTACTTGCGTATAGTGCAGTCCTGATATTATGAGTCTGCACACGGCTGATGTTATGATACAGCTTCATCTGCTTTATGACAGAATATGTGCCTGCGCCGCCCATATTAAGTATGCGTGATATAGCAAACCCCCTGCGTCTCTCGTCTGACGGCACGGAGTCATACACATACAAGTGTTCCATGTCATCTGCAAACTGCATCACACTCATCGGGAAGTCCTCTACGACCTGCAGGGGTATAGTCCTGCCGTTGTCTATCTGGCTGCTCCACTCAAAGGCTTTCAGACATAGCACCATCTGTTTTGTGCTGTCCGAAAAGAACACATGCAAAAGACTGTTTTTACTGTCATATACCGTTTTACATGTCTGCAAAGCCTCTCGTATCTCTTCGGTGTCTGCCATAAAGAGCGACGACCATTCTGTCACAGCCTGTCCTGCCGGTGTGTCGTCACCCACATAGACAGCCTCGTTTATGTTCTCCCCCTCCAGATTGCTTGACAGCAGCGTTATCTTCTTGTCCTGACCGAGCATCTGCAACCCGCCCTTTGTGATGAACAACAGCCCACCCTCTACATAGGCAATCGAGTCTATGTTAGTTAGTATGTGATGACTCAGTGGTGATGCTGCCCCAAACATTCCGTCGGCGTTGACCTCTAAGGCATACATGCCATCGCTGCAAAACGCTATAAGCGGATATTGTCCGTACTGACCTGTAGACAACGGCTCCGCGTTGGTGGCCAGCTTTAAGATACGACCGTTGCCTATGGCATGTACACCCCTGCCGGTAAAGACAAACGGGTTCTCCACCTCGCTCTGCAATAAGCGGTTTGGGTGATAGACGATATTATTTTGGGTAGGAGTAAGGCTGTCGGTTATAGCAGCTTCCGATGGCGGTGTCTGCTGTGGTGTTGCCATAGCACTGTAATAAGCTGCGTTAAACAGCAAGCCGCTTTTTAGGCTTAACGTGACACCTCTCTTTGTGCCGTTGTCATCACGGTATATCACGGCCTTTGAAGCGTTTATGTTTGGATAGGCAAGATACAGCAGGGAGCTCTTAAGGTTTATGGTCGCGCCGCTGCTCAGGTGCTCATCATTCACACGAAAAGGTGTGCCGCCCTGCTCGTTGTCTATGTCCAACGAGAGGTTATAAGCCTCTGCCCCCTCGCTATCTGCGGATATGACAGGGAAGCCGTCGGCATCGACAGTCCATTCTATATAACCGTCGGTATGTGGAAGCAGCGTGGACAGGTCTGTCATACACTTCACTTCCTGTTTTACATCCGATATGTTAAGACGGCGGTTATATATCATGATATCAGACATACCCTTAATATTAGTAAGGCTCTCTGTCTCAATGAGTTTCTGCGCCGTTGCAATATTATTAATACCCTCGCCCGATGCTATTACTCTTGTCCTTGTGTTCTCTACAAGCTCCGAGAAGTCCATAGAACGTAAGAGATAATAGACCTTTTCGCCTTTGTAGTCCTCACGCAACGCACCGACATCTCGCTCTTCAAGTGATAGCACCGCGTTCCAGTTTGTCATACAACTGTCATTACCTGAGTTTTTTACCATGCTTATTGCGTGGAGCAACGGCATGTCCCACTTGCAATATCCTTTATTTAGGAACCCTGAGTGCGATGTGTTTATGCCGGCCATATCTGCTACCGAGAAGCCAAAATAAGGCTTAACAGAACTTGTGATATACCCCGCATCGAAGTTCAGGTAGTTAAACATATGTTGTGCTGACAGCCTGGAGGAGTCGGCATGATACGAATATATGGGCGCCGACACAAAGATATCTACGCCCTTGATAAGGTCTGCCCAGTCCTCAAACTGCTCTTTTATGCCCTCTGCGATATAGTATTCAAGTTGCGCCTTTATCATGCAGTAGTCTATATATGTGCTTGTGGTATGCCATCCGCGCGCCATAATAAACATCTGATTGCTCGACACCATCATAAGCACCGGAGCCGACACCTGCGTATGTGTGCCATCATACATTCTCAGCGCATAGCGCACAAAGAACGGATGCATGAAATACCCATCCTTTGCCGCCTTCTGTGTCTGCTTTGCGGCAGCGGCATAGAGCAGGTTGGTAATGTTTTTCAGGTGGTTACGGCTGTCGGCTTCATGCAGGAACCCCGAAGCATCGGTGTTTATCTGCGAAGTGTCGCTCTTCCCGTCCTCTTCCCACACCGTTCCGGTTATTATCTCGCCTTTGAGTGAGAAGTTGATAGGCAGGCGCGGGATCTCACGTCCAAGATATTTGTATTGCCCGCCCTTGTATATATAGTAATGCAGCCCTGTTTCGTCTGTGACAATCATGATACGCCCAACGGTTATCATCTTTATGCCGTCGGCAAGACCGCCTCTTATTCTTGTGTGTGTCGTCGCCTCTCCTACGGCTGTACGCGAAGCATACAATTCCCACTTAGGCAACGAATCAAAATAATCTCCGTCATAGCGCTCAAACGTGTGTATACTGCCCGGTGATGATACCGCTATTGTCAACTCTTCTACGTCTCCACTAAGTTCAGGTATCTGCAAAATAAACGTACGACTAGTCCCTCCTGCAGACAGTTCAAACGAACGCTCTATAGGCTCTTGTGTGTCTGTGTCAGTGAATGTTACAGTAATCGTTGTCGTGGCGTCTAAAGGATAATTAAATGTCAGCACCAAGATGCCAGAGAACCAATCAGCTTTATAAGCATTGATAGGTCGTTTCTTGCTCACATACACCTTATCACCCTCGATCTGATGTACACCCACAAGCGTATGACCTGTGTCGGGAAAAACAAAATCTTCGCCCTCGCCGTCTTTGAGCCGGCTCATAGGCGGTATGTTCTTCAGCTCTCCGCGCGAAGGGATGATACCCACCGCTTCTGAGAGCTCGCCGTTCTCCGCATATGTCGGCGCACGGCGTACCCCTTTGTTGAATGATATGTTAAGCAACTCCTCCATTGCCTCTTAATATGTTTTGCAGCAATGCCGCTGTCTCCTGATTGACGCCCTGTACTTGATCACCCTGTACAGGCACACCGCCATTGGCTTGCTCCACCATCTCTTTTGATGCGGCGATACGCTGTTTAAGCTCTTCCAGATTGGGATAATAGCCATAGGTAAGCACATCATGCAGGTCTATCCATCCGGCGGCTGCCCACTCCTCAAGCTGTTTGTTGGTGAACATACGCGATACCGGCGTCTCGGCAGCCTCGCTTATCTTAACGTCAAAGTCGATATCACGCACCGCCTTCGGGTCGTATGTCTGAAACATCACATAGCCTGAGCTCTGCTCGACGGATATGTTACGCGGCTCCTGATAGTACTGATGTATGGTCTTCATCTTCTTACGTGCCACGTTGTTTTCGAACCGTGAGAACTTATTAAGCAGCGTTGCTATGCTCGTGGTGGCGTTTTGGCTCTCCATGAGATATAGCTGTGCCGATGTGCCGGCATTAGGCGCCTTACCCTGCAGGGCGCCGTGTACGTTGGTGATATCGTTTATAGAACTAAGCTGTACCTGCAGCAACTCGTGTATTCCTATATTAGTTGCGTTCTGTGTGATGACCTTCGGCTCCGCGTTGGTCATACGGTTTTGCGGCTCATAAAACACCCAGCCGTCAAACTCTACCGCCTGTCGCGCGAACTCCCTCTGGCTCATACCTTTCGGGATAAGGTCTTTGGGTATCATCTTAAGGTTTTTTATGCTTGAGTTGATAAGCAGGTCATTGAGAGTGATCAGGCGGTTGATATAACGCTGCTGGTCTATTATACAACTTATGAACGGTGTAGTGCGTCCGTTGGCGTACAGGTGCATCTTTATTGTATAGGGGTGGCTCCCATGCTCAAATGGGCTGTCATAGTCCACGAGGATGCGTCCGTCGGGTGTGAGTGCCCAATAGTGCCAATACTCATATATCTTATAACCCAACCCTTTTCCTTTGTACTCGATAAGCGGTATATCATCGTCTGCTATGCCCTGCTCTCGTCCAAGTGCTATACGCCTCTCGTTCTCCGCCTGTATGTTAGGCAGGTCGCGCGGGTCGATATGGTACAACGGCTGTTCGGTGTTCATGATATCCTTACATCTTATCCCCGGCTTATGCTCCTTTGTCCATATCTCATACACACGGCACAGGTTGGTTGTCATCGGGTAGTTCCAACTGCCTTCCGAGTAGTCATTTCGTGTCTTGTGTATGGTAGCAAGCTGACTGAGATAAGGCTTGTATATCTCTAACAGCTGATTGTAGTCGTATTCGCTCTCCGCAAACGTGGCGGCAAGCTCTCCTATCGTATAGTCGCGAAACTCGCCTATCATCGATATGTCCCAGTGACGCGGGTCTGTGCCTTCGGCTTCCCAGAAGGCGTGTCCCAGATCCACCTTATAGGTGTAAGAGTCATCTACACCGTCCTGTTCTGCCCATACCTCTTTTACGATAGACGTGCCGCCGACTATCATCTGAAAGAACTCGCCCTCCAGCAGGTCTTTCATCTCGTTGTTGTCCCAGTTGGTCTTCAGGGCGCGTGTCATCATCTGGCTCTTGGCGTCGGCGTTCTCCTGTCGCGCAAAGCAGACCGGCATAGTGGCAGACCGGCTGTATATACCCATGAGGGTGTTGACAATCTTAATGAGGTGGTTGTTCTGTAGTGCCACCCCGCCTGTGCGTGCCGCTATACGGTTTCTCTCTAGCACCCTCTCTCCGTTCTCATCTTCCACATAGTCCGACCATTGGTCGCCCCGCACATAACGCAGGTTACGCAACCACTCCTTGCGTGTCTCCGCCTGTGCCATCCACGCAGCCTCCGCACGTGTAAGTAGCGGCAGGGTGAATTTCTTTTGGTCATCATGCAGCAGCCGCTCCCTCTCCTTCAGGGTGTCGGGATTAACCATCCTGCCTGTGAACCGAGATTTGGGGATAAGCTTTTTCATAGTACTCTTTCTTACCAATAAGGCGAATAAATATCAATTCATGATTTGATTTTGTGTTTTTAATCAAAAACGCAAAAACGATTACAGAAATAATATTGCTTTGTGTTGAAAAGGTAAGAAAATCGAGTCATGGAAAATGTAACTATAACCATATCTCTTGATGACATCATAAGTCGCTGCCGTATGCTCGCCTCTTATGAGGGGCGCGACAGCACCGACACACAGGGGCAGAGCTTGTATGAAGCCATTGTTATTGCCGATAACGACCTGCCGATGATAGAGGGCTACCTGTCGCAGTCGCTCCTGTCGGTCAGGCAGAACATAGACGATATGATAAAAGAGGTCAGTCAGGACACCACCACACGCACAGAGGTATGGACGTTGCGCTCCATACAGCGCCGTTATAACCCAAAGGGACTGACAAGCCTTCAGACACACATCAAAGAGGCTGCCAGCGCAATGGTCATGACTGCGTGGCTCGCCTTTCATGGCATAACCGACAGGGCGGAGTTCTATACCGCTCTTAGCGACAATATGATGAAGCTTATCATTGATAACCTTTATACCAAATCAGCACCTCAAAGACCACAACAGCTATGACAGCGATAGACGAAAACACATATCAGTATAAGACGGTCGTCCTGCACCGCGCCAGCCTGCTCTATGACATCAACTATGAGTCATGGAAGATTGCACGTTGTCGTATCGAGAACATGAAGCTGCAAGCCGAAACATCTACCGACGAAGAGGCCGATCTGTTCGTTGAGCGTGTGATAGACACTGCTATAAACAACCTCAAAGACCATCTCTTATGGTGTCTTGACACCTCTACCGCTTCGGCAGATGTGAGTAGCAACCTTATTGATATGGACACAGAAAACCCATCGGAAGGTCCGCAGTACGAGCCTGACACCAGCTTGCCGGTCGATGACTTCACGATGGACACCACCATTCCCGATATCGAGGAGCACACACCCGAGACCACCGTTGCGCGACTGCCGCAACACTACACTTTCGGCTTTCGCTTCTCACGGTATTGGCGCGGTAATATACATAGCGTCAAGAGTGCTATACATAACTATATCAAGTCGCTTGTGTTGAGCGAGTGGTTTGCGCTTGTCAAACCCGATGAGGCTGTGCGCTACGCTCAGGCAGCCGACAAGTATTTAACCGATGCCGTCTCCTATGCACGACAAGAGTCTATGGAAGGCATATATTTTAGATTGTGAACCATGAGTGGAAAAGACATGAGAGACCCAAAGACAGGGCGGTTCTTGCCCGGCTACAGGCCAACACCCACCACCGATGCGGGCAGGGCGCGTAAACTACTAAAAGAGATGATCGGCGGTCTGCTCCTTAATGAGTTTGACCGTTTCGAGGAGACGTTTCAAAAACTCGCCACAACATCGCCGAAAGCCTACTGTGAGATATATGTTGACCTGCTTGCTTACAGGCTGCCTAAGGTGAGCGCTGTGACGGTCGATGACGACACACCGGCTAACCCGGCTGTGGCTCTGCTGAAAGACTTAGCTGTCTATAACTAACAAAACCATTTTTCTTTATAATGCTTTGGTTTTCCCACTCCGACAATCGGGGTGGGTTTTTCTTGTGTGGCCATAAAAGAAAGGGTGTCGAGTTTCACAACCCAACACCCTCAGAAAGTCATAACCTGAATTAATAACCAATTAAACGTCTTATGAATGAAAAAACGGTTTTCCTGTTACGAATAACAATGTATGCAATGAGTGATATTATGATTATTGGAAAAAGTTTTATACATGTCTTTTGCCACCATGTAAAGCTGCGCTCAACCTCTACCCTGTATGGCTTGTCTATATAGATATTAGTGTATCTGTATTCCGTTCTTATGCTGTCTTTATATACTATCTGTGTCTTTATCTGCGATGGTAACTTCTGTTCCTTGCTTCTAAGGTCATGGTACAATGTGCCGTCGCCGTTTATACGTGCCGCTGTCTCGGCATAGTCGTTTTCCAGATAGCTCTCCCTCTCAACGGTTGTGCGCTCGGCTGTCTGCGAGGGAATCTCTATATAAACCGTGTCGGTGACATACTCTGTTCTCGTTTCAACGCGCGTGTTGCTTACTGCGCTGTCCTGCGTGGTCTGTGTTGCGATGTTTTGTATTTTACGACACGGACAACAGCCAACAACAAATAACGCGGCAAAGACAACCGTATAAAGCGATGTAGTACATCCGCTGTTGCGGTTAAGCATCCGACTATATTTCATTGCTTTCTTGTTCACGTCAGCCATACCAAACAACCTGTGGTGTCTTACCATAGCGGTCGCCTATATCTATATGAACCCCCCAGGCATATACGCCTATACGTGTGACGCCGCATTCCAAGGCAGCCTTTATGATTTTATACTTATTGGCGTTGTTGTTGGCACGTATATCTACCGCTACGCCGAGGGTATGCGCGCCATCGCCTGTCCGCCCTTTCGATAGTTCCCACGCCTTCGAGCGGTACGCACTATTCAGCACAAGCGGTATGCCTGCCTTCTCACGTACGCGGTCGAGCGTGTCCATAAAGTCCTGCCTCATGTCCTGAAGCGAGCAGGGCGGGTTACAACGACTAAACTCGCTCTCTCGGAAGTGCCGGGCTGTTATCATGGCTTCTGTTCTTTTTGTTCTTTCGCCGCTTTCTTACTTGCCGCTTTCGCTGCCTTTGCCTCTGTCTGCTTCATGGCCGCAAGGGCTTCACGATTTGATTTTTTTAGGTTGCTAATCCTCTTCTTTAGAACCTCGTTCTTCTTCGTGAGCTCCGCGTTCTCAATCTCTAAAGATTTTATCTGGTCTTCGAGCGTGGCCTTATTAGCTTTCAGGCTTTCAATGAGTTTTTGTCCCTTCTCTACTTCTGTCTCTGCCAACCTCAAAGCAGCGCGCAGGCGCTCAACCTCTTCGTCTGCCGAGAAGAGTTCCTTACGTAAGCAGGCCACCTTTTTCGACAGCTCATCAACTGTCTGCGACAGGTTCTCGATACGCGTAAGATAAGCGCTTATCTCCTTTAGGTCCGCATTAACCTTGTCCTCTTTTGACTTGGCTTCGGCACTCTTTTTCTTACTCCCATAGAATAGCAACGCTCCTCCGCCCAGTCCGAGCATCCCTATCAATGCACTAATATAATTCAACCTCTCCATCTTAATTATTGTGTGCTACGTTGTTTGTGTTTTCCTGATTGACTCTCACACCCATCATGACAAGAGCCTGACCAAAGAGAGCTTCGGCATGGGTATCCCTCACGGTTGCAAGAGTCAGCCCTGCCAGATACATTATTACCGATGGATAAAGCCTGTCGCCTATATCTATCTTCTGTGTCTCCCACTTAGGGAGCTTCATAGCCGCAAGCTCTATCGTGCTGTCTTCTCGGCAAGCATAGAGATGCGCCTTGTATGCCCCCTGTGTCTCCTGCTCTATATACACCACCGGTCTTTCTATGCTGCCGGTAGTGAAATAGTTGTTTAACTTAGCTGTGTCAGGGTCGCCAATATATACGGCGTCCGTCACTGTCCTACCCCACGCGTCGCACTTAGCCCAACAGAAGCGGTAAAAATCTTCGGGCAGGTCACAGTTTGCAACCCACACCTCTGCCCCTTCGGGCGCGTTCTTTATCTTACCGCCGCCAACATAGTTCTCTATCGCCATGGTGTCCTGCGGCTCTCCTCTCCTCTCTCTTATGATATTGGGTTCAAGCAAAGACAGGTCGGCATGGTCTATACAAAACTTGACGGCTTCCGTAATATGCCCCTCTATTATCGTGTCGAGGTCTGTGTTATCCGTTCCTGTGACGAACAGGGCATCATTAACCGGTATCTCGTCAAGCTTCTCCCTGACGTCGGCTGTTATGGTCTGTGCGGAGCGTAACGACATATCGGCGTTACTTTAGGTTTGGAAACTGAATACGGTGCTTCTCCATAAGCTGTGCAAGCACATCCTCATTCTGTACCGGCTCATTAAACTCGGAAGCCATATACGCAATGGCGTCATTGATGTTCTTGACCTCTTTGACCTTTTTGTACACACCCATCGTTTTGGGTGCTTCTTTCTCCTCTTCCGGACCAGGCTTAGACGCTTCTTTCTTTGCGCCGCCCTTGACTGTGATAGGTCCTCTCTCTGTGTTAAGGAGTGTCTTACCTGTCATGGGTGTGGTTGGCGCTTCCTTCACCTCTGCGACCTTAACCTTTGGCTTTTCTTCTTTTATGCGGGAGACCTGCGTAAGAATAATCCTGTCTGACTCAAAACGCTCATCGTTCTCGATGGCGTCCTGAATAAACCGATTGTCGGTTGAGTAGCTGGCATTCACATTATTAGCGATATTGCCGTTCTTGAACTCAACGGTAACCTGTACGCCATAGTGAAACATCACTACGCGACAGGCATCCATCCCCCTTATCTCATATCTTTTTCTTAACATTTTTACCTTAGTATTTTAGTTTAGATAAAACAAAAGGCACTCCTCGCTCTTTGCGCAGCTTAAAGCGCCTTTTGGTTATGCGGCTTATCCGTTGATCACACCCTCGTAAGCAACAAACGCCGAGCCGTTGTACTTCCACAAGCCTTTGGGGTATGTGGTGGAATCATTATCCGAAGTAACCGTTACATCGGCTGTGAAGTAGTATATCGAACCCGCTGTGGGGTTGCTCGGCAGCGCGTTTGTGGTGCTGTGGGTGGTCACTGTACTGCCAATGTTGCTGAATCCGGCAACAGAGATGTTGGGACCAATAAGCATAGAGTTGTAACCCTTGATGACCAGGCAGTCGTCCTGGATGTAGTACTGAGACTTCGCCTCGCGTACCTCTCCGCCCTCACCTTTCTCGCGGTCTATAGTGATAGTCTTACCGCTCTCGTAGTACAGACGCTTGGCGTCCGACATGTTAACAGCAATGGCATAAGCCGATAAGCCTATGTCTGCCAGAGCGTGTTCCAGCTTGAGGTTGAGCGTTCCGAAGGGAGTGGTGATAGAGGTCATCCCAACACCTATCTCATTGAGTTTCTGCGATATGGTGATCTCAGGATGGCTCGAGAAATCGATATTGGCGATCTTCTCCATAGCATCGGGACCAACATAAACATCCATCTCGCTGGTGGTGGCGAACCTGCCGAACAGCATCTTAGTGATGCCAATCAGATCCTCAAATGTCCAGTTGCCGCTTATCTGATAACCCAGACGAAGCTGACGTAAGCAGCCCTGCTGAGTATATACATACTCCGTTCCGGTCTTGCTGTTGGTCTTCATCCTGCGAGACTGTACGCCAATGAGCATGGTGCGGGTACATTTCTTGCGGAACATGGCAAGCTGCCAGTCCTTGATGTCCTGTACGTTCCAGTTTGCCTTTTTCTTGATACGCTCGAAGAGCTCTGTCCAGGTGATGGCACATGCCTTCTTCTGCAGGTAGTGCTTCACCTCTGCGGGGTATGCGCTGTCGGGAGCAACCTCAACCTCTGACTCCGAGAGAGCCGGTGCCATCACCTGCAGCTTAGTGCCGCTGGCAAGAGCAGGTACATACATAGCACCCTGGTTGAGAGGGCCGTTAAGAGGAACAACCGTGATATTGGAGGAATCTTTTGCGGTGCAGTACAGCACGAGCGGACTGCCATCGGCATCGCCGGCGGCGTTGTAGCCTACAATAGTAGGGCAAAGGATGGTACAACCCTCTGAGAACAGCTTCTTGTCGTTGTCGAATAGCAAAGAAGCAAGGTTGATAGAGGTGTTATAGACGGTCTGCTGACCGTCAAGTGCTGTGTAAGCAGTTTCGGTGACGCAGTCGAGGATAGCCTCGCCAATCTCATAGTTAGACGGCTCTTTCGTGTCCACCTTAATCTGTTTGGCACGTGTCAGGAAGTCCGTATGCATCGGGAACTGATACGCCCTAAACCGGGTGACGTAGTCATTTATTTCGTCTAACACCAATCCGGCATCACGCATAGCACTGCCGGTAGTGCTTTTGCTCTGCGCGTCTATACCCTTACCCGGGTCGTCTTTGGTAGCGGTGGCAAGCGGATTACCCGCATTGGGGTCTGTGTCGCTTCCTATCGTGCCTACAGCCATAGCCATAGCAACTGCGCCTCCGCTAAATACTGCAAGCATCACAAGGAGAGCATTGCAGAAAAGATAAAAATACTTTTTCATGTCTTTCATTTTTTTTGTTTGTGTTTATGTGTTTATAAAATCATATTTCTTTAAGCTAAGAATGGGTTCTTAACCGGTTTGGGTTTGTCTTCTGGGACAGGTGTCTGTCTGCCGGCGGGTGCCGACGGTGCAGGCATCTGACGGAGCTTGTCATCCACCTTCTTGTTCAGCCCTTCCGCCACCCCTTCGGCACGTGCCTCCTCAACAGCCTTGTCGCTGATACTGCCCTTATAAAGCATCTCGAACACGTCAAGAGGCAGCACACCTCTTATCATGTCATCCATGAGCTCGTACATCTTACCCACAATCTCTTCTGTGGTCTTGTCATCTATACCCATCTCTTCTGCCTTGACGCGTATCGCCTCAACAGACGCAGGCATGTTTTTTTCCTGCTCCTCTTTAAGCTTCTTTGAGCTTGTGAGCTTGTCCAGATACGCTGCGCGGGCATCTGCCAGCTTCTTATTGTAGTCGGGGTCGCTCTGCAGGGCGTCAAGGTCAAGCTGTCCGCTCTCCACAAGCCAGATCACAGGGTCGAAGTTATCCTTGCCGCGAGAGGCAATAACCATCTCGGCATAGGCAGGAGACTTCTCTATATTCTCACGGAGCCTGTTACTCCTCTCCTCATACTCCTCGAACTCATCCATATAGCGCATGACAGCGTCATAGTACGCATCCTCGTCATCTATCTTCAGGTCGGGGTTACGTTTAGAAAAACGCTCTAAGAACGCTTCCTTTTTTGTTTTCTCTTTCTTCTCTGTGTTATCCATAGACTAACTGTTTATATATTTACTCTATCAGGCTCAAATCAAATTAAATTCGGTATGCGAGTTTGTGTTTTTGATAAAAACGCAGACCTGTGGATAACTTTTTTTGGAAATTCGGGTGACATCATATTGATTTGTGGAAAGACACTTTATAAATACCAAAAGAAATATGGCCAGTCCGGAACATTTGTTTGAACGTGATATAGAGTTATACCTGAAATATCACGAGATAAGAAAGGAGAACCCTCGCCTGTCGAACGAGGAGGTCATACGCAAAGTCCTGAGGTCGCCTACCTCACGGTTTTGGGTCTCTCTGTATCAGGTTTACCGTGAGATACTAAACCTTGTCAAGGGGCGGCCGCTCTCACGGCATATGCGTAATATCAGACGAAAGCAGATAGAAGATATATATATCATCTACAAGGAGCTTGCCGAGAAACCCATGTTTAAGGGGTGCTCGGTTTTTTTTATTGTTCAGTTTGCAATTGCCTGTCGTGCGCCGCAGTTCTACCTGTCATATTCCCGTGCGCTGGCTATAATAAGCCGTATGAAACGTGAGTATATTATTGAAGAGGTTACAGATTAAGAGAGAGAATATCGGCGGGGCTGTGTTGCTCTCTCTTTTTTCGTTGCCCTCTCTCTTTGTGGGCGATGACACACGCCTTGCGATGGCTGCCTGTCATAGCTCGCCGTGGTGGACGTTTCTTACCTTTCACCTCGTCCATGCCAACCTGTGGCACTACCTTGCCAACGTCATGGCACTTCTCATGTTTCGCCCCCGATGGGCTACTATTACGGCAGGCTTTGTCTGCTCTACCCTCTCAGTGGCGTTACTCGCCCTGCTCCTTCCTCATGCTCAACCTGTCGGCGGGCTGTCGGCACTCATCTTCGCCTGCTTTGCGCGACAGTACGCCTCATGGAAAAAGAGCGTGTGGCTCATCGTGGTCATCAACCTTGTCTTTATCGTTATCCCGGGTGTGGCATGGGCGGCACACCTCTTGTCGTTCTTCTCATCATATCTCTTATGGCTAAACCTCAGCGTCAGAGCTACAAAGACATGATAAGACTCGCCCAGCAGATGATAAGGGAGAGCGAGGAGCGCAAGGCCCGTCTTATCGGTGACCATGACCAGGTGACCGGTAAGGGTATGGAGCTACACGACTACCTGTGTGTCATACCTGACTACAGCATGCCAAGACAATGGCTCACCAAAGAGGTATATACCAATCCGTTCTATCAGAAGGTCATGACAGAGGGCAGCATACAAGCCTATATAAAGTGGTTTCTGAAGGAATATAACATGGAACTGACGGCCGAGATGGTGGCACAGCAGCTTCTTAACACACGGCTCGACCGTGACCCAAGCTTTTGGTTTGCTATCGAATGTAATATAAAGCACAAGCTCACGGGCGAGATGGTTCCTTTTATCCTCAACTACGCACAGCGGCAACTGCTGCTTAAGCTTGAGGAGATGCGTATAAGCGGCAGACCTATACGTCTGGTGCTGCTCAAAGCACGGCAATGGGGCGGATCCACCCTCGTTCAGCTATATATAGCATGGATCCAGATGCGTGTCATGAAAGGGTGGTACGCCATCATCATAGCACAGACGAAAGACACCGCACGGCGCATAAAAGCTATGTACGAGAAAGCCGTTGAGGAGATGCCGGCGTTTCTCTATGACGCCAAGTCGCTTAAGTTCGCACCTTATCACGGCTCAGCCAACGACTTTATTGTAGTCAACGAGAAGGATATACCTTTTCGTGACAACGTGATTACCGTCGCCTCTTACGAGAACTATGAATCGACGCGCGGACTCGACTATGCTATGGCACATTTCTCCGAGGTGGCTTATTGGCGTACCACCCCTAACAAGACAGCCGAAAAGGTCATAACCAATATAGACGGTAACATATCGCTCATGCCTAACACCCTGCAGGTCATAGAGAGCACCGCCAACGGTCAGGCAGGTTATTTCTATGATGAGTACCGGCTGGCCAAGAAAGAATATACCAACCGCAAGGCTCTGTTCGTACCGTTCTATTGGATAGAGAACGACATGCTTGAGTTTGCTACCGACAAAGAGAAAGAACTGTTTGCCGCCGAGCTCATACTGAACAAAGACAGCGACACAGCGCCAAGCGAGACGAGAGAGAGCGGGCAGTACCTATGGAGCCTATGGGAGAAAGGCGCCACCCTGGAGCATATCAATTGGTACATAGCCAAACGAAAGTCTTTCCATGACCACGGGAGCATGGCTCAGGAGGCGCCGAGCGATGACATAGAGTGTTTCGTATATTCCGGCGCCAACATCTTCTCGCCTTATATCGTGGCGACGCTGCGTAACAAATATGTCAAAGAGCCGCTGTGGTATGGCTACCTGTTGGAGCAGAACGGCAAGTTAAGGTTTAACAGCCGCAACAAAGACAACAGCGAGCTCAGGGTATGGCGTAAGCCCGACAGCCTTGAGACCGAGCATCAGTATGTTGTGGCAGTCGATATAGGTGGCAGGAGCGAGAAAGCCGACTTCTCCTGTATAACCGTTATAGACCGTATGCCTAAGCTCCTTGAGGGCGGATGTCTGGAGGTCGTGGCACGGTGGCGCGGACACATGCGTTATGACCGTGTGGCGTCGCTTGCCGTTAAGGTGGCACGTTACTACAAGAACGCCCTGCTTGTCTTTGAGAGCAACACCTTTGACCGCAAGAAAGCCGAGAGCCGCGACTATGTTCAGCAGGGCGACCATATACGCGGTGTGTTGGATATTATAGGCGAGGAGTACAAGAACCTCTATGTACGTGCTGCGACGAGTCCGGAAGACATCAGACAGGGTGTATATACCAAGATAGGCTTTAACACCAACGTCAAGACCAAACAGGATATGGTAGATAGGTTTGTGGTACTCTTTGAAGACGACCTCTTTATCGACCCCGATGATATGTTTTATGACGAGGCGAGCATCTATGAGCAGAAGCCCAATGGCAGCTACGGCAACAAAGACGGCGACGGCAACCACGATGATATCTTAGACACCAATATGATAGCCTGTCTTGTGGAAAAAGATATGCCGCCGCCCGCCTATGTCAAACAAAGACAGGAGACCTATACCCGTCATAGAGGAACAGTCAACGAGTCCTCGTTCTAACGGTTTATATATGGTGCGTTGCTTGCACCAAAATTGAATTGAAAAAAGAAAGATAAATATTATGACAAAAGTTGATAAAAGAACGGACAGCAATGCACTATATACTGTGTTACCTGCTGTGCCGTTGTTCGATTACATCAAATGCCCATTAAGTAGATGGACATTTAGTATCAAACCTATCAGAGAATGGACTGAAAAGACGTGCGAGGGAAAAACATTGAATCTATTTGCTGGTAGGACGAAGTTAAACATTGATGAAATACGCAATGATTTGGATGATGAAGCGTTGGCAGACTACCATAAAGATGCACTGCAATTTGTAAAAGAATGGGACGGTGAAAGGTTTGATACGGTATTGTTAGACCCGCCTTATGCCTATCGTAAAAGTATGGAAATGTATAAAGGGATTAAGGCTTCTCCGTTTCGCCAACTCAAAGATGAACTACCAAGAATACTGAAACCAAATGGAATAGTGATAACTTTCGGCTACCACAGCAACACAATGGGTAAAAATAGAGGCTTTAGAGTTGAGCGAATAGCACTATTCTCGCATGGCGGGGCTATACACGATACTATCGCAAGTGTGGAGAGGTATTGCAGGTAAACCGTGTTATACGCTGGCACGGTTTATTAGTATAGAACTTGAATCGAAGAACGAAACCTTTTTCTTTTCTTTTTTGTGCGGTGGGTAAATAAAAAAAATAATAAATAAAAGATGAATATAGAATTAATAAAAAAAGATGTTTTTTTGGGATTAAAAGATATTCCAAATAATAGCGTGGACTTAATTGTAACAGACCCACCTTATGGAATTAACCTTACAAAAGGTTACAAAAAAGGTAGTGAAGAACTTGTGTCTGGGGATGATGGATTTACTGTAATGGTTTTTGTTGATGAGCTTATGAGAGAGTTCCAAAGAATATTAAAACCAAATTCAGCAATGTATATTTTCACAAGGTTTGATGTTTTTCCTTATTGGTGGTTAAAGACAAAAAACTACTTTGAGACTAAAAATCAAATTATATGGTCAAAAGGTGGTGGTGGAGTAGGTGATTTAAAAGGCAATTATATATATAACTATGAAAGCATTATTTATGCAACAAACGGGAAACATCAATTAAGAGGTAAAAGAGAAGGGTCTGTTTGGGAGATACCAAAATGCAAATTAGAATACCACGAAACAGAGAAGCCAGTGAAGTTGATTGAAAAAATAATAAATAAAAGTTCTGATAAAGGTATGACTATTTTTGACCCATTTATGGGAAGTGGAACTACTGCTGTTGCTTCGCTTATGCAAGATAGAAACTTTATAGGGTTTGAGTTATTAGATAAGTATTTTGAAATCGCTTTAAAAAGGGTGGAAGAAAAAAGAAAAGAAAAAGATTTACAAGCACAAACTTTATTTGGAGACGAAATGTAGTGCTTGCGTTCTAACAAAAAGGAGCAGGCGTCACACCCACTCCTTTTCCTACCAACAAATGAAGTAAACAGAAATCAAACAAACCTTACTTTGTTGTGCCCACCGGCTTATCTTCCATCTTGCTTCTGCGAAGCTCTTTATACAGGTCGTTAGCCTGTTTGGTGATGTTATACACCTGTTCTTCCTCTCCCGCCTCCTGTGCTGCGCTGCGTGCTTTGTCGAGCGCCTTCCATCGCTGTACGAACGCCCATTTGTTAGATGCCCTTAGCTCTTGCAGCTTCTGTATGGTCGCCGCTATATCATCGGCGTCATAGTCTAAGCCTGTTATCTCCTTCTCCGCCGCCATCTGCCTCAGCCGCCTCTCCTCGTTGGTTATCCCCTCAACATAATCCCTCACATCATAGTAACGGCTGTTCTCAGCGCGCGCGGCAGCCTGTCCATCGGTCTGACGGACAAAGCGGCTCACGACAGGAACGTTACGTATCTCCTGCATCTGCTTGTCTCCTGCTATGGCGCGAACGGTCTTATAAGCCTTATTAAAGGTTGTGCCTACGCCGCCAAGATAGCTCTCAAACAGATGTTCTATGATAGCCGGGTTAAGATTGATACTGCCGCCTCTGCCTACCGAGCCGCCTGTCGCATCACTCAGCTTGCGTGTGGCAGAGACAAGCGTAGGACTTGTGTAACGGAACGCCTTACGCCACTCCGGATCATGTTCGTTGTATGGGGAGTCGCTGTATATGGGCGAGCCTGTCCAGTCTTTGTTTACGTAGGCTTCGACTGCCGGCCTGACAGATGTCGGCATCATGGTCATCACAAGATCGGCCTCGTTGCTCTCAAGGAAGTCAACGGGGAGCATCTGTGAGAACTGTGACAGTATCTCTGTCATCAGTTCGTTGTCATCATAAAACTCCCTGCCCGACATCACCATATAAGCGAGCTCACCCAAGCCGAAGAAACCTCTGTGTTCGTGCGACAGCGGGATAGTCACCCATTTGCCGTCTACCTTAGCGCAAAGGTTGTTACGGCGTACATAGGGCGGCAGGTTCAGATAGTCGTCGTCATCTCCGTACAGCATAGCCATAACAAAGCCTGTCATGATATTACCTATCACAAGCGAGGTAAACTTACCGGGGTTTTTCTTTCCTGCCTTAGCATAGTTATCCAGGGCTTGAATACTTGCGTTGAAGAACACATAGCCCTCGCGTCCAAACTGTGTGACGAGAGCCGCTGTTATTGCCGCTGCATCTTTTTCTCCTGCCTTCATCAAAGCTGTGCCTGCGCCCTTACGGTTGAAGTTTACTGTTATCTCTTTTGCGTCATTGATCGAGCGTATTATATCTCTGCCGTGCTCCCTTGATGTGAGGAACGCCGCGAACCGGCTTACCCCTTCTGCCCATCGGTTAAGGTCTTCAATGGTGTCTAGATAGCCGCCAACAACCTTATTAGCCACCTCAAGCGGTGAATGCCGTGATGCGCCTCTCAGCTTGCGCTCCATCTGTTTCTTATAGTCTGTAACCGACAAGAGCCGGGTGTAGCCTGTCTCGCCGCCATGCTCTATAAACTCCTTGTAGTACCTCTCGATAGGCACACTCGTGTCAAGTGTGCCGTTCTTATACTTATGCAAGAGCCTCGGCGTGTCTTTGAACGAGACCACCCAATTCTTGTTGTAGTCTTCTGCATAATCACGGTTTTCCCTCACCCATACCATAGTGTTGGCATAGTGTCCGTCACGTGTGAGGTTGGAAAACACAAACTCAGGGTTGTACTGCGTGAACATCTTTGCCATGAAGCGGTTTACTGCTCTTATGGGAGAGAGCGCGCTATAATACGCATCAGGGTTGAGCTTGCCGTTTATAGCCTGTGCTGCGCGCGGATTGCCGTTTATGGTTACGATATACTTTTGTCCGCCTCGTGTCACAAGTACCTGATGTTCTGAAAGTGCCTTTGAACTGACAACCTTATATGGGATATTAATAGCGTCTGTGCCCATCTTGTAGTTATCGGGGTCTATCATCATCTGTGCCGCAAACCAATGACGGTGCTCTATCATCTTAGCTGTCACCTCTTCGGCTGTGTCACCATCGTCAAACAACGGCATAGACATCACCCAGTTACCTGTGTTAGCGTCTTTGACATACATAACCTCGCTCACCGATAACAGATTGGTACGGTGGTTCTCGGCAAGCGACAGCAACGCTCTCTTTGCTACATTCTTATGTACGTTTATTATCTCGCTGTCCGCCATATTGCCTATAGTGGCAAGCGGATCTTCGGCACGTGAGCGTCTTCCGCGCGCCGACTTTATAGCGGTGTTATATGGACTGTTTACTGTGCCCACGTAGCTATACACCTCATCAGAAGTCGTCTCGTCAAACCCGCGAAGAGGGATATAGTAATCAAACATCGTGACAAGGTCTATATATGTCTGCTTACTTATCATACTTCCATTATAACTTATGCGAAGTATCTCCTTTGTGGACCTGTTGATCAAGCGCCATAGCTCCTTTGTGTCGTTGGCGCTCTCGTATGCTTCGACCATCGCCTGCGCCATAGCTTCGGCGTCTTCGGTTTTCTTCTTGTCTGTGAGCGCTGTCAGTCCGGAATAATCACGCTTACGGAAATCGGCGTAAAAGTCTTCAACCGTCTTACCTGTATTCGGATGTGCCTTCTCGTATGCCTCAAACGCTTTCTGCGCATCACGCATAGCAAACTTATCGTTACGCTCCAGGCCATGCTTAGCCATAAGGTAGTCGCTAAGCTCTTTGTATGCCTTACGATAGCCCACAATACCGGTTGTGTTGCTTTGTATAATACGCCTCACCTCGTCTGTGAGCGGCTCGTAGAAAAATCTTGCAAAGTTCCATTGCGCCGGCTGTGTCCTGCTTGTCTCGTCTAACTTCAGCCAATAAACATTCTCATAGCTCTTAAGGGTTTTACCTGTTTCTGCTGTTACAGCTTTTTGAAGTTCTTTTACAGACAGACAGTTATCGGTGGTAGCCTCATAAACTTTTACTGCTGTGTCTGCCAGCCTCCTGTCATAAGTTGCAACCGCAAGCCCCTGTTCTTTCTTTAGAAGCTCCCAGTCGGATTCCAGCCTCTCTTTTCTCTCCCTGCGTGTCTCGTTAAACCTTACATCCTCAACCTCTGTGCTCTCTTCTCTCTCCTGCTCCCCATAGGCGGCAGTCGTCTCCATCAGGTGGTTATCGGCGTATGAAGAGTGTGTGCCATAAAGATTATCCACACTGATGATATCGAGCAGACTGACCTGCATGTTGCGAGCCGCATATCTGAACTTATGCCAGTATTTTAGCTCAGCCCCTTTTGCGGCGTTTGCCGGTGCTACGCCTGAGCCGAACACCGCCACACTCCTTGCGCCTGTCATGCCTACATATTCGGCACACAGCCCCGCAAGCCTTTTAGCGTCTTTGTCCGACTTAAGAGTTGTTATATCGGTAAAGAAGTTGCCAACGACGTGCCCGCTGGTGTTGATACATAAGATATTTACCTTATCCCTCTCTCCCAGCCGGTGTGTGGCGACAAAATTTGCTATATCAAGCGAGTTCTTTATCCGTGTCAGCTTCAGCGGGTCGTAGTCTTTGCTAAACGCCAGTTCATCAAACTTATACACCGGTATATTCGTTTCGTATAAAGGCTTCTTTGCCGCCTCTTTCTTTTCGGTGGGGCTTTCTCCGAATATGCCATATATACCGCTTTTGGTGTCTATGATTATTCCCTCTCCAAGCTTTGTCTTTGGAGAATGTGTTTTTACTATTCCCTTGATTCTGTTATATGTCTCATGGTCCTGATTGCTTGCCACCACGTCGCCCGATGGGTGGTTGTGTACCATATAAACCGTATCGGGTTTTATGTTGCTCAGCATCACCGCAATAGGCACTGTGTCGAATATTGTTGACGATAAATTTCCCATACCCACATGCAGCACCGTTGCCTTGCCGTCTTTTATGAACACAAGGAAAGCGTTCTCTACGGCCTTGTTCTCCAGTTGCTTGAAGATATAAGCCACATCTTCGGTTGATTCAATCTGATTTGCGCCTGTGAACGAGAAATTTTTATCCTCACTCATCTTACGTTGGACAAAACACATCTCGCCTTTTTTGAGCTTCCGGAGCGGTCTGATTAAGGCTCCTGCTCCTGCTTCAGTCCGTATATTACGTGTATCGGGTTCGGCACTACCTTTCCGTTGTATGTCATCGGCGGCGGTGTCAGTATATGTGGCTCCCTCCCCCTTAGATTGTAGGGTTTGCTGTATGGCTTCTCCTGTCCCATGTCCTTTTGAGTTTTCTTCTACAAATGTAGCTGTTTTATCGCTATCTCCAAATTTTTCTCCCGAAATGTCGGCTTCGCGGAACATCGTATCTTCGGCAACACCTCTAAGGACTATCTGCTGTGAGCGTTCCACATCTTCGGAGTCTTCGAGTAACATTCTCCTGCGTTCTTCTGCCGTGAAGTCTCTGCGCCTTGAGACGTTTCGCGCCTCTACCTCTCCTGCAAGACGGCGGTAAGCTGTGTATGGATTAAGTGTTTCTGCCGTCTGTGTATCTCTTACAGAAACAAGCCCCCTTTCTATTATGCTGTGATCCCCTCCTCTTGCAAAACCCTCTATATCCTGAATGGCGTGTTGTATCTCATGGACCATTACCATTCTCCACGCATCAGCATCGGGCGCAACAGCGTTTATCACCTTAACCCCTTTCTCTGTTCCGTATATGCCTGACGGCTTATCTACTACGTGTCCGTATATGCCTATAACCTTGATGTCGGCAATCTTAGGATAAGTTTTAAACAGTTCTGCGTCATCCCACACCTCGCTCAGCTTTGGTGCGTTGGCAATATCGGCAGCGTCTTCATCGCTTTCATGTGTTGTCATGACGCCGTCTTCCGGAGAATACAGATTTTCGGTTATCGGCTTCCCGTCCGGCTGTTCATACCTCCATTTCCTGTCCGCCCCTCTCTCCCAGCCGGTAGTAAGCTTAATCTCATTAAGGCTAATATCCGGCCGTATCTCCATCTGCTTTGCAACCCTTAAGTTGTCGAGTATCTTTTCTGCCCCATCCAGACGTGATACGCCTATCTCGCCTATCACACGGAACAGCGTGTTGTCGCCTGTTTCTACGGCTTTGTTTGCCCTGTTGAATGCTCGTATCTGCTCACTCGTAATAAAGCCATCCTCACGCTTCTGTGGCTCTCTGCCGGCTTCTATCACAAGAGCATCCACCTGTGACGGGGTAAGCAGCTTGTTGACCTTCATTGCGCCTGTTATTATCCATGCGTCGGTCTTGGGGTTGGGGTTGGTGCGGTACAGGTATGAACCGTTCTCGGGAATACGCGGAAGTCCTACATAGCTATGACGGAACTTGCCGCTTTCGCTTATGCCGTAGCTCTTAGCCTCTTTTTGATAGTCTATATCTTTTGCATACTCCACCTCTGCCCACACGAAGGTAGCAGGGAATAGTGTCATGTTACCGTCTGCATCCTTACGGTTGAACTGTGACGCATACGGTATAGTGCCTAAGTGCCAGCCCGGGCGGAATGCCAGCCTGCCGCCACCTGCCGCTTTTACATGCGGTCGTCCGGTCTTGCTTGTGCCGACAACAGGTGAGGCGTCTGCGTCAAGCCATACGCCCATCGGAGTATGCTCTGCGTTAGAGTTGGCTACCATCGGCGGATACAGCTTACCGTTGAATAGCTTGAACACCTTATATGCCTTGCCTATGTTTTTGGGTGGCGCATCGGTACGCTCGCGGAATCTTACGTTATCTTCGATAGACGCTATAAGGTCGCTCTCGGTTATGCCGTGCTTTTCGAGTATATGACCGATGTTTTCCATATTAGCAGACAGCCACTCGGAATAAGGCAGGATATTACTCTCGATGTAATCCCTGTATTCTCTTATCGCTTTGCGTCTTTCCTCGCCGCCGCTCTTGCGTGTAAGCTCTATGCCGCCCACCTCTACTCTCACGTCTTTATAGTTGCCGACATGCTTTGGAATAACCGTCATGCCGTTTGATGCTTCGTAAACATCCTTTGTGAGCATGTTTACCTGTGTGCCTTGGTATCGGTTATATTCCCTTGCGATATCTATTCTTGCTTTATCTGTGCGCCTTTCAGTGGAGTTTTCCCACTCCTCTGTTATCCTGCGGTCTTCATTATAAAAGAAGTCATACAGTTCATCAAGCTTATTATCGGCAATAAGCTTATCGACCCTGTCTCTGTTCTGCTCATATATGTCATGGTAGTGGTCGCCGTCCCACGAATAGAACGTTGTTCGGTTGCCATACATGGAGGTATGATGCCACTCGCTGTCGTTCAACACCCCCGCATCGACAAGCCTCTTAAACACCTTCTCGCTCAGCCCATATACCTTCTTGAAGTCTGTCTTTGGATATCTACCCTCGCTTCGTGCCTGTGCCGCTCTCCTGCTCATAGAATATCCTATATAGCCGGAATTACCGCCGTACACATCACGAAACCGGATATCGTCTGTCTGTGCATCGAACGAGCCGATGTTGTCGGCAGCGGATTTGACTTTTATTCCTGCATTTTTGGCGTCTGATAATAGTTGTGCTGCAGATAAAACCATTTCACCATCAGCGCCATGTCTGCCTGTATACAGCCCAACAACTATATTGTATGGTTGTTTTCCAAAAAAAGCTTCATAATAACCGTCTCTATCTGTATTTAATTCCCTTACTCTTCCTACTATGCTTACTCCGGCCTCAAATACATTATCCCTATAGTTGTATGACGCTCCTTCTTCTTTTACATTTCCATATCTAAACCCTACGACTATTTCCGGTTCAACCCCTTTTAATATATCACTAACAAGTTTTTCTCTTGACCTATCATCAGTGTCGCCTAAGGCTAAAATAAGTCTTGCCCACTCTTCATATTTGTCTTCGGAAAGGCTATTTATAAAACGTTCTATCTCTACGCCTGATGAATTAAGTAAATCTATGCCATATTTATCCTTGTACTTCCTTACTTTGTTTGCAAATTTGTTCGCCTCCTCTAACTTTTCATTAATTTTTTTTATAAATTCGCCATCGTCGTTTATAAACAGACCATCTACTTCAAGCGGCTCCCCGTTTTCATCTACAACTTTTGATGAGTTTTCGTAAGGACGTTTGATTTTCTCAACTTTTTGTTTATTAGCTAACTCCCAATCACCGAACCACTCCTTGAACTGCGGTGTCCTTACCTGCAACCATTGTCTTTCGGTGAGATTGGTAGGCTTGCCGTTGGGAGCTTTCATGAATGAGCCGTCTGCGATAGCTTTCTCTTTGATGTCGGAAAGCTGCCGCTCGTATGCTTCAGCTTGTTCACGGAACATCACAGTGCCTTCTGGCTTAATGCCCTCGGAATAGTATCTGTCAATGTCTGCTAATACTCTTGATGCTCTTGCACCCTCGTATTCCACATAATGCTCGGTATCCCACCCTTTACCAAAGTCGATATAGACGTCACCTCTATTGCGCTCAATGAGTCTCCTCAATCTGTCCTTCTGCTCCTTAGTAGGGGCTACATTCAGATTGATAGCACCTGTATTGTAGTCTATGCGGATGGCGCCTCTGTCAAGGAAATCTGCCATGTCGGTCTTTACTCCAGTTGACTCCCCATCAAAGTCATAGGCGATATCCGATATCTCTCTGTGGTCAACAGTTCTCTCGCCATCCAAGAACGATGTGTCAGCGCCTCGCACCTCGTGCTTGCCACTAAAGTCAAGCATACTGCCGTCGGGCAGGATATAACCCGCCTCGCGCATGTCAAGGGTTGTTCCGAACTTTTCTTTTGCCGCATCAAAGATTTGTTGGTTATCGGAAGGAACATTATCAATAGTTCTAAACAGCGGCATCCCCTCTGGTACCATCTCTCGAAGTTCATCAGTGATTGGTATTGATTGTTGCTGTCCTATTTCTGGGATATTGATAGTCTCAACATTAGCACCGAATGGTTTACTCAGCTTTTTGGCTGCCTTCGGAACTATCTGATCGTAGAAAGCAATCATGCCTTCTCCGCCGACTTTAAGATCAAGGCCTTTAAGTATTCCTTCCTTTTCGTCTGATGATGTTATTTTTTCAGATATTTCTTTACCAAAGTTATCCGCTATTCCTTTAGCATCAAGTTTTCGTTTAGTATAATATCCACCTTGAACTAAATCACCCTGAATATCATAAGTACCATCATCATTCTTGCCCCAATCAATAGATTTTAAATGTTTGCTCAGATCGTACCTATCTGCCTGCTGCTCACCTGTTGTCCATGCAATCCTATCAAATCCATTCTCGGCTGCATAACGCATCATCCGTCTAAGAGCTAAGTTTAACCATTGGTCGGTTTTTTTGAAGGGCATGGAAGGAACTTTTTTGTAAGATTTTTCATCATACAATTTTGTCAATTCGTTGACTAGTGGATCTTCTGTCATTGAAAGAATATCAGACATCCTTTCATCGGGATATTTGCTTTTAAGTTGCTTTTGAAGATCGTTTATTTTTGATTCAGCATTATTATCTTTAAACCCTCTCTTCTTCCCTTCCTGTGCCCAGTCAGACTGAATTTCTTCAATAAACAATACTCTTTCACCGTTCACTTCTCTTTCGTTAAAACGGATATGTGCGAGGATGTTCGGTTCGTCGAAGTGGGAGGATTGGAAATAACTTTCGTATGTATCTTCAAGTTGTTTTTTTCTTTCTAATTCCGATTCTGTCATATTATTTATCCAATCTTCCCCATATTTATCATACATTTCTTTTGAGAAATAACGATATTTACTCGGCATCGTTAACAACAATTCCTTGTAATTTTCGCCACCGGGGAGAACGTATTGAGAGAATTTAGTAGGGTTAATTTCTTCATCGCCTTCGTAAGTCAAATCATTCTCTGCTCTTAATTTTTGAGCTTCTTCGGCAATTTCTCTTTCACTTATATCAGATGGGTCGTTACCATACTTACCACTTAAATCTACTTCTACTGTACTGTTGTCAGAAAATGTAACAGTAAAAACAGTTGCGTATTTTTCACTTACCGGCTCAATAGATTTCACCTCGACTTCTGATGGTGCGCCCTTCTCCACCTCCTCAACCTCGATCCTGTTCTGGTCGATCCAGTCTTGAATGTCGGATTTGGTGATGGTATTGTGAGTTTTCTGTTTTGGAAAATCAATAATTGCGTAGTCATCGTCAATTATTTTTCCACCCAATGATTTATAAATTCTTGGAACTTCTTTTTTATTTACTCTGTTTGGAAGATATGAAAGGATTCCTGTATATTTATCATCGGCAAAATCCATTAAGGTTTGATACATTTTCTTCCCAAATCCTTTTCCTTTATGTCCTTTCTCTATTTCGACAGCACGAATGCCAATAAATTTATCATTCCTTCTTGAATCTGGGTTTAATTTTACGCTGTAAGCATCCAATACTCCTCGTTTTGCCCAATATTCTTTCCCTTTTACTTCTTCTTTGTGCCAAAGCGTAATATATTGAGCATCATTAACATCATCAACGGCAATCCTATAACTACCATTATCAAATACGATATTTTTGCCGTGTTCATCAACAAATAAAACCTTTCTTTCCTTTCCTTTGGTTATTGTTTTATCGGGATTAGTAAAAAAATCATCCCATCCCATCCAATCCAATTCAGCTTGTTTAGCTCCGTTTTTAAGCAACATTGCTTTAAACTGTTGCGGTGTTCCCTTATTTTGCTTAATGCGCTCTAATGCGCTCTCAACGGTTGAATAAAAGCCTGATTCATTAACTGTCCTAAAGCGGATGTCATTGCTGTTCGGATCGAATGCACCTGTGTTGCCAGTAGCAGATTTGATTTGGGTGGGGGAGAAGGAAACATACGAAATTCCATCTCCTTCAACTTGGTTGTTGTAAAATAACCCGTCATAGCCTTGTGATTTTGCATAATCAACAGCCGCATCCCAAGCTCTCGGGGTGTTAAACATATCGTAAGTTGTTTTTGGGTTAGTTATTTTAAGATAAACAGGAATCAATTTACCTCCTCTTGCTCTATTTTTAGCCTGCTCCTTAGTCCCAAAATGTGAATTTTGTCTAAATATAGTAAAGTTACCATTGCCTCGTTGAGCACCATGATAAACTACCATCGGCCTGCCCTCTGCATCCACCACTTTAGAATCTCCGAACCATTGCCAGAAGTTCCTAATACCTTCTTCTGTCTGAGCAATAGGTTTTCCTTCGCTGTTGGTAGTTGAGCGTTCAATGCCATCAATATCTATTGTAGCTTGTATGTGTCTGAAGGCAATATCTTCTGCGCTGTTCTGTGATCTTGGTCGGTTTTTATTTTGTAGGTTTTCTGCGCTTTGTCTTAGATAATCATTAGCAAGTCTCTCTACGTCTGCTAACTGTACTTCAATATTATTAGCATTGAAGAACTTTTTAATAGCATCGACTATTCGCTGGAGTACTGTGCGTTGATCTACACCCATAAACTCACCGTTCTCGGCTACACTTGCAATAAATTCATCTGCTGCAATAACTCTTAACTCCTGGTCTGTCTTGTCTTTATACACGTCGAAGGACTTGTACCTGCTTAACAGCTGTTCTTGCACCTCTTTAGGGAGCTTATCAAAGAAGTCAAGTATAACATCGTTAAACCTGTCTCCTAACAACTCTCTCATGCCTTTGTGAGCAATAACCTCATGGAAGAATGTTTGTTGCAGGTCTTTTACGCTTATAGTATGTGGTAAATAGATATGGACCTTACCATTCTGATACCATCCTGGAGTGCGTCCGCCTGATTCTATTTGTTTCCGAACATCTTTACTAACACCGTCAAGATTCTCATGCACCTCTATATCTACTCCGAACATCTCAGATAACCTAGATGCTTCTTTCTTATAGCTTTCTTGTTTGTGTTTCTCTACTCCTGAAACCTGCTCTCCTCTACTTTCTTCGTTATCTGCAGGGCTATCTGTATCTGTTCTTCTTTGGGTAGTTTCTGCTGCTCCTCTGTCATCAGCCCCGCTTTGATCACTGCTTCCAGTATCATCTCGTCTGTCTCCTGTAATGCCTTCCGGAACATCTCTAGTTTTTTCTTCTGTATCATATCTCTTTAAATAATTGGTTAAATCCTGTAATGCCTCATCTCTTGTACGTTTTCCGAACACTCCTGCTACTGCACCCACGTCATTGGCAAATGAGTTGTTATACACATCAAGCGCACCTCTCAGTCTTACGCTGCCGGTGTTTATGGACAACGCTATCTGTTGTGCAAGTTCGGAACTTTCTTTGGAATTTACATCATCGGTGAACAGATTTATTTGACTCAGGAAGCCTTCCACGCTTCCTGAGTGGTCTCTGTGCGCGCGGTAGCATATCTCTATGGCCTGCTCCATCTCAGGTTGTATAGAGTATTCGCCCATCGTACGGTTGACAATAAGCTGGCTCAGGCTGCCTATGATAGCTTTGCGTACGTTACCCATACCGTCTGCAAACAGCATCCTCACTGTCTGGTCGTTTTGGTTGAACAGATAACCTATGATAAGGCTCTCTACAAACTCTTGACCTGTGCGTGACAACTTATCGCCATCTAGGTGCTGTGCTGCGTCATTAGACGTTATCACACCCTCTTTGATAAGCAGGTTGATAATCTCCGCCCCGCCCTTGTTGTACATCTCGAACACATCATCATACATCTGCACAAGGTCGGATAGACGTTGGAATGTAACGCCGCTTGTCGTCTTACCCGACTTGACCATCTTCTCTGTGCTGTCCTGACTCTTACGCTCTGATGCGTTGAAGCGCGCAAAGGTCTCTGTTGTGTATGGCAGCGTCTCAGCGGTAACGAACACCAGCCGCGGGTGTTTGTACTCGTTGAACTGCTCCTCTGTAAATCCGTACTGTGCTATGTCTTGCCTCAGGCTCTCGTTGTACTTTACGTCTGCACCGTTGTTAGCCGCTATTATGCCTGCCATCGTGCGGTCGTTACCCGAATATACCACGCCGTCCGGACTGACTATGACAGGCTCCTGATAAGCGCGTTTGTCATAGCTCTGTCCTTTGAGCTTAACCGCTTCCTGCGCTGCTTTATCATGTTGATAGTCGCGGTCGTTGACGGTGCTTCCGTTCTCATTCGTTGGGAAGCCTTCTGACTGCTTAAACGTCTCGGGGTTATGGCTCGCCGTCACATCACCGGCCTCTGTTAATTCGTAGTGTCCGCTTATCTCCGTGCCGTCTGCAAGGATAACAGTCGTCTCTATGCCTCGTGTCCGCTTACCCTCGTTAAAGCGCTTAGCTATACCCTCTATACCCTCTATGTTCGTCTGCTCCTGTACATCACGAGGCCGGGACTCTATCTCCGGTGTTGTCTCTTTCTGTATCTGGTCGCGTACGCCGCGCCAGAATGAGAGTTCCTGCGCTATTGCTTGTATGTTCTCGCGTTTCGCTTTCTGTTCCGGCAAACTCTTTGGTGTGCGTTTTTCCAACTTCTTGTGTCGCCCAACAAGTGTGTCGGTATATGTGAGTGCAAACTGTACTATATCCTGATTAGTGTAGCCCAAATGACGCATAGCGGTCAGGGCAGTTTCTATATCGGGTGCTTTTGCCCAATCGTAGTCAATAGTCTCTCCCTGTTTGTTTTGTATTGGAGGTATCTTAGATAACGCTTCCTCTCCCGCCTGTTCCTGTGCTTTAGCCTGCTGTTCTGCCTGCGCCTGTGCTTTCTGCTCTGATAACTGCCTTGCTTGCAACTGTTTATGTTCATAATTCAAAAGTGATGCTTTAATAACATCGCTTAACTCATCGTTGGTCAATGTGTTATCAATTAAACCAAGCTCTTCGAGAATGCCTCTTACATACTCTACAATCTTATTCCATGCTTCAGTTATATTACTCGTAGGCTCGGTTGCATCTACACTTTCTGCCACACGTGCCACATATTCATCGGCTGCTGCCCTCTGTGCATCTGCACCCTCAAGGTTTAGGTGTCGGTTGTAATGCAGGTAGTGGGCGCGGTCTTCCTCTGTCATCAGGTCGCGCCACACCGCATCCATAAGGGTGTCAAACTTCTCCTGTCCAAGCAGTTCACGCAACCCTTTATGTGAGACTACTTCGTGCATATAACCTGTATCTATCTCTTTTACGCTTGCTATATACGGCAGATAGAAGCCCACCCTGTCTGTCTCGACCTCATACCAAGCGTTTACGATGCGCCCCTCTGTGATAGCTTCCTGTGCGCTCTTGCTTGTCACCTCGTCGATGGTGGTAGCTATGATAGCCTTCACGCCGGTGCGCTCTTCCCACTCGGCTATACGGCTCCTCAGTGCCTCCTGGTCAGACGGAGCGACACCGGTGTCCTGCTGCGCCTGTTTTATCTCCTGCGCCACCATCTGCGCCATCTGGTTCACACCATCCATCATATCACGATGGTCATAGATATCATCTTGCAGTGAGAGCAGGTAGTCATGTGTCACGTCACGTGTTGGCGCATCTTTCTTTGGCACTATCTGGCCGCTCTCCTTATCTGTCTCCGCCTCCTGTATCGTCGCCCATCCTGCGCCTGTATCGGTAACGATAATCTTAGCGTCGCCGTCACCTATCACCAGACCCTTTTGTATAGGCTGCGTCTTGTCGTTATGCTGCGAGTAGTGTGTCAGCCTTGCACGGCTGCGCTCTCTTATCTGTGCCTCAAACTCGTTTATGACATCTTCCTTGCGCTGTACGACATGGTCTTTTAGCTGGTCGGTAGGATATACCGTTGTCTCGTTCGTGTCCTCATAGGTTACGGTGGACATCTTATCCTGCTCGCCTGTTATATACACCACACGGTCGTCGGCTGTCAGCGCGGTGATGATAACAGGGTTACCCTGCTCGTCGTGTGTGGTCACAGGGTCGAGTGCCGATAAAGCCGCCTCAACGGTATCTTGCACGTCGTCTGTCGTGCCGTCTTCTATGCCTGTCTGTCGTAGTGTCTTAGCGAGATAGTCTTCTACAAGCTCGCTCTGCTCTCTGCCCAACCCGTCAAGCGTCATCTGCCGTGTCGCCATATCTGCTGTTAATAGCTTCTCCGCTGTCGAGAACAGGTCTGTGTAATGTTCTTTGTCATACTGCTGGAGCACCTCTGCTGCCTCTATTGCCTCTATATAAGCTTTGCGTATGCCTTTCGGGTGTGATGCCGTTGCCATACGATAGCCCGCGTCATAAGCTGTCAGCAGTGTCTGTGCGGTCTGTGTCATCTCGTCACGCGCAAGCTTAGCGGTGGTGTTGTATTGCTGGTTTATCATACGTTTATATGCGTACTCCACAACAGCCTTCCTTTGCTCTACGTTTAGGTTGGGGTTAAATGCGATATCTTTTGTGATGGATACCACCTGATCCGGCTCCGCTTCGTCTATACGGTCTTTGATATCTGTCCAATCTTTTTTGAACAACCGCTGTCCCTCTTGATGTGCTTTTCTAACATCTTTATCCATTTTGGCTGCTACACGCCCGCCTGCCACCTGCACCGCGCCCAGCGCGCCTGACATGAGTGCACAAGAGAATATTGTTGTCAGTTGGTTGTCGCGTGCAGTCTCTCTTATCTGTGGGTCTTTTGACCATACGCCAAAATTCTCTTTTAGTGTTGTGTCGCCAATCAGCAGAGGTTCTACAAGCATGCCTATCTCCTCCTCCAATATCTCGCCTATCAGTCCGGAAAATTTTGTCCTCTCCTTGAAGTCATTGACCATACCCGCCAGTTGGCTCTTTGGAACTGAGTTTAAAAAGTCTGCTATACCGTTTAGGTTCTTTTTTCTCAGCTTAACATCTATGACGTTTTTCAGTGTTGTGTCCAGTGGTTTGATGAGAGGCAGGAAATAGTCACCTACCGCTTCCGACCAGTTTTCTATGTAGTTGGAGCCAAATGCTTTTGCATATGCTCTGCCAAATTCCTCTTTATCTCTTTGTCCGCCATATACCACAAACCCTTCCGGTGATATTTCGTACGTTGGACTGCCGTTTACACGCTCTATCGCCTCTGCCAACACCCTGCCGCTGCCGGATGTAGCTGTTGCAATACCCATCTCTGCTATATCACCGAACACACGTGCTCCTGTGCCTATCGCTCTTGTTGTGAGCTTTGACACACCGCGTCTGCCGTATCTCCTTATGGCGCGTGATGCTACGGTCTTACCGAGTCCGCTTGCAGGGTTGATGTATAACGAAAACATGAAGCCGAGCGACTGTGGTAGCGAAGTGCCCACGTTATACCCTCTCTTGACAGCCGGGCTGACCTGCTCCGTCACATAGGAGGCTATCGCCACAGCATCCAAAACCTCGTTTTCTGTTGCCGTCAAAGGCTCTCCTCTTTCTTCTTTTTCATAGAGGGTGCCAAGCGTCATTTGGTGTGACATATCCGAAAGCCCTAAGTCCCATGTCTGTATCTTCGCCATGTCATCGATGATCCCCCTGCCCACACCTTTTCCTTTTTCGGCTGCATTAAAAAGCTTAACCGATTCATCCAACACCCTTGCGACCGCCTTACTCTCTCTGTATTCCTTCATGTAAGGCTCCGCCCACTCTTTAGCTTGTGCCTGCGCCGGTGTGTCTCCTGCTGTTAATTTATATGACACAGAACCTGTTGCTGTACCAGCCGGATATGCTATACTCCTGATAAGCCCCTTACCAAGATTTTCCCATTTATCTTTACGCTCCTCTTTTCTCTGCTCTTTTAGCTCATCTTTAATCCATGTGTTGGCTTTAGCCCATTCTTTAGATGTTTTTTTCTCTCTTTTGTAGTTGTCTTCGAGCTCTTGATACCTCTGCCAGTATACCTCTCTTTCTTTTTCCGACAGTTTTGTGTAAAAGTTTTCGTCGCCCGATGGGATGAGCCTGCTTAACAGGCTGTCCTTGCTGCGCTTAAAATCCTCCTCTGCCAACAAAACCGGGTCTCTCTTTGCCAGACCTGTTGCGCTTACGCTTGCCGGCTTGTTTTCCTCTTTCGCCTCGGTCTCTTTATAAACCTTGTCTGTGTGTTTATCATTTGAGCCGATTTGAGATAAACCAGATGCGTTCTCTTGTGTTATCTTTTGTTTTTGGTACTTCTTATCATCCGAAGAATTTAAACGCGTCTGAGAGCCTGAAAACGAGCCGTCGGTTACTATCTTGCTAAAATCCTCAAAGCTCTCGGTCATGTTGTAGTGTCGCGCCATAGCGTCATACACTTTTCTGCGGGCCTGTTCACTACCGGTAAACTTATCTGCAAAATCCTCAAATGGCTCAGTCATGTTGTAATGCCGAGCCATTGTGTCATATAAACGCTTAATCCTGATATCGTTGGTAGGCATAATAATTTATTTTACTCTGTCTTGATGGCTTAATATCCCCTGTGAAAAATCCTTCCGGATTCCTTTCCGAGTTGACTGATAGTCTGTTAGGTCGTTGATGCTGAACGAGGGTAAGGATTTGTCCTCTACTTCGGTGAGAATGCCGTAACCCTTGACCTCATTGAAAAAAGCCATATCGTCTTCCATCACGCTGGCAATAGCGTTGGCCATCTTCTGCGCGTCATCCGTAAAATCACCGAAGATTCCAATATGATAATCCGCCTTAACCTCTGGGGGTATTTTTTTGTATAACTGTTCGGCTGTTGCTGAGTTGCCTGTCTTGCTTCCGAGTTTGTTATACAACACACTCTCGTCAATCTCATACACCCTGCCGTCTGCACCCTTGACACGCTTTAAGATAGGCTTATTTTCTTCATCTCTGCCTTCCATCCGCTTTAACCTCGCTTCTTGTTCTTTGGTTCTGCGCTCTTCGGCTAACATTTGGATGCCCTCTGATTGTTTGTTGTGACGGATATCTTCCTCGTGCTGTTTTTCTCTGAGTGCCTGTGTTATGTCAAACTGTCTCCTGCCCTCTGTAAGCTCTTCTGCATGCTGTCTGTCTTTTTCTGCATCACGCTCTTGTCTGTAGCTGCGGTCATACTTTTCAAGCTCCATACGGTTGTCTTCTTGCTTCTGCCGGAACAACCTATCCTTCTCATCTGCCTCCAGACTGGACATGATGCTCAGGTATTGTAGGTTTTTAGCCCGTGCCTTGTCTTGCCATGTCTCTGTGTCGGGGCCCTGATAGGGTGTTATAGTTTGTGGTGCTGCGCCGGATCCGCTATATGCCAGGTTGCCGAACGCCGATAAGATGTTACCCATGTGCCCTATTGCGCCTACTGCGGCAGCGGCTCTCTCGCGCTTAGCCTGCTCCTCAGGTGTTATCTGTTGTGAGAGCAGGTAGTCAAACATCTGCTGGTTGCTGCCAAACTGTGTTGTGGGCATATTGGGCTGTGACAGCAGGCTTTGCAGCGGGCTCTTCGTTACCTGTGCCCCAAGCTTCTCGACCGGCTTGTTTAGCTTCTCATCATCCGGATAGTTTTTTTTCTCTGGTTTTGTCATGTCCTCTGTTTTTTGAAAAGCGACTCAAACATACCGTGCCCCGATGTCAGATGCGACTGTGCATCGGCTCCTACCATCGCCATGCCTGACTGTATAGCCGAAGATGCTGCCTGTGCTGCGTTTGCGGAGCGTTGGTTGAGTGCTGCCACCCTATCGGCTGTCAGCGCGTCCTGCCCCGCCATGTACTTGTCGTCGGCGGCGTCTTTACGTGCTGTGCCGGTAGCTGCTATCGAGCGGGTGATGTCGCCGAGCATCTTGTTTGCGCTCTCCTGCGCCGATGCTATCTCCTGTTGTCCGCCGCCCATAACGGCACTCCTACCCTTAGCCGCCTGTATCTGGTCTTTGCTTAACTCTCGTGCCTGATTAAGCGCTGCCTGCACCTCCGAGAGCTGCAACACATCCTCGTTTGCTTTACGGTCATACCAGCTATCCAGCCTGCGAGCCTGCTTGTCACGCTCTGCCTGTGCTTTCTGTGCCTGCTTTTTACTCATTGATGCGCCTATCATGCTTGCGGCTGCTGAGCCTATTGCGCCTATAACTGCTCCAATCATAGTCCTGTGGTTTTTGTGTGTGTAACCTGTTTATGATGAGCAAACGTAACGGAGTTTTGTTTTCGGTTTTGCGATTTTGATAAACCGGCTTAATTTTTTTTGAGCCATGAGCGTGAGGCTTTACACACGCGCGCGAAAGAGATCCGCCCACTTTTTTGCTTGTTTCTTTTTTGTGGTTTATAGACATCAAAGTTGGGTTGTAAAGAAAAACGAAAAAACAAAAAAACACCCCTTTCCTCCTTCCCCCCTGCACCCCCCTACCTCCCTGGGAGGGAGGGGGGTTATACTTTACTTTACTTTACTTTACTTTACTGTGGGTTTATGGCTCGCCATAACTTTGCCATAACTATATTTTCAACAGGTTTCGGCAAATCAAAACACATTTTCAAAGGAGTTTCGGCGGAGTTTCGGCGATGTTTCGGCACGCCATAATTATTAAAAAAGGAGTTTCGGCGTTTCAAAACCCCCTTTTTGAGTGAAATACGGTTTTTGTAAAGAAAAATGAATTTTTTAGCCTGTTTTTAACCTAAAACAGAGCGAAAAAACAGTGTGATTTTGTTTAAAGAAAACTTAAGCCAAGTCAATTGGTTAGACCCGGATGTTAGCAAACATTGGCTAATAATAAGCATCGTAATTTATGTGTCCGCTTTCTAATTCAGAGCCAAGTCCACCATAAGCACCGTAAGCCAACGATTTGCTAAAGAGTATGCCCTTTCCCACGCTGACGAACACGGACGAAAGAAAACAACGAAGGCACAACAATGTGTATAGTGCAGAGTGCAGAGTGCAGAGTGCAGAGTGCAGAGTGCAGAGTGCAGAGTGCAGAGTGCAGAGTGGTCAAACAAAAGCAAATACAGTTGTTTGACAGAAATAAAGGGTAAAGAATAACTTACAATATTTTTGTAAACCATAACATACAAATACGCAATACATTAACAATAACTGTTAAAGTATTACTTTAAGTTACCATAAAAAAACTGTCTAATTCTAATATTAGACAGTTCAAAACAAATCACTATTTAAAGCCTTTTATACACATGCTTAGGTGTTAGTGGGCCATTAAGATCTCAACTCTAATTCGTGTTGCATCTGCCATCCCATATAGTTCGTTATTCTGTATTCCCACCCCTCACCATCAATACATTTTTGAAAGTCTATTACTTTTTGTGCGGGTTTGGTTTTGTTTTCTTTGGTAAAGTCGGTGTCAGATTTCCAACCAACCATATCGTTTTTATTAAACTTACGTTCCATCTTATTAAAATTAACGGCATACAACAACAGCTAAAAAGTATAGCCAATAAAGTGTAGTGCCAAATTTGAAGCGTGATTAAGTGGCTACGCTTCTTAGCCAAACCGTTAGTGGCAAGCGTAAGAAACCCTACGCTCACCCATTACAATTACAGGTCTTCAATAGTCTTTTGCAAGTAAGCCAGCTTCTTTTGAGCTTCGGCTATATCCATTTCCCTACGCTCTTTGAACATTTGTCTGATATGGTGCAGTATTTCATTAACTTCTTCAGGATTAAATCTGTCCATCATTTCGTTTGAGAACCGCTGTGCAATTTCCAAATGTTCTGGTTGCGTGCTTGGCTGTTTTGCCATCATTTTTTCTTCGTACATAAAATTTTGTTTTTTTAATTTGTTAAACACGCAAAGCCCGTCCGCAAAAAGCGGACGGGCTAAACTTAATTATACCAACCCTAACTTCTTCAAAGTAAAGAAAGGGATATTTTCCTTCTTCACTTTGGTTTCATTGTCATTATACCAACAACTTCCGTACTCGTTGGTATAAAACGTCTCAACTTCTATACTCTCATCAGAGTATATCGTTACCCTGATGTGAGTTTCCTCGTAGTTGTTCCCTTTTGAGGAATCTACGAGGGACAGAAGCTGTCTTGACAGCTTTCCTCCATCATTTTCTATAAATCTAACTTCTTTCACAAATTTTTCTGTTGTATTCATAATTGTTTTTTTTAGAGTTTTTTTAATTAAAGAAGAGCTTTCCGGTACTCTTTCTGGCAGGCATTCCCAATCCCTGCACCAAATGCTTTATTCCAACTTTAACGGGTAAAAGCATCCCAACTTCCCGGCGAACTTCCCTACACGTACCAAGTCGCTGTTCGCTAGCTCCTTGAATTTTGACGGTGCAATCTCTTCCCCAGTCAGGCTCATGCACTTGCCCCCAGCTTTGTCTTTGTACTAAACTACTATTGTTCATTTAGTACGGGTGCGGTCTGGCTTGCCACCCTTTTATTAATTACACTACGTTGCTCATACAAGTTCCCATTTGTGTCCGTTACTTGTCTCAATCACATTCTTTAAAGTCAATTTCACAAAATCAACTATTGATGGCTCAAGTGTATCAACTATGATTTTTAAACCATCAAATCTACACCATTGCAGAGAACGATTGTTTTGTTCGTAAAATCTGCTTTTCACAACAAACTGAAAAAACTGATTTTCCTCTTTGTGTTTTACTCCTGTGCTTTTGTATTCAAATACTTGTGTCATAATATTATCGTTTTCATTGTAGCTTCATTGCTAACAACTCTACAAATATACGAAGATGTTTTTTGATCGTGCAAATATTTTATCGCTTTTTTTTCGATAAAATATATGTTTAGATTTATTCTAAATATACAATTATTTTGATTTAATTTCTAACTCATTGATTATCAATAATTGGCGGGTAGAGCAACCGCCTCTCAGCTACAACTACCTAATTATTTTTGCTCCTTTCCTCTAATCCCCACCAAAATATTTACAACAAAACCGTTATACGAAACTGTTTTTTATACACAAGTTGAAGAACGACCGTCAAAAACGACAATCATACTATCTTTAGTTCCGCTACTTTTCTTCCCGTGCTTATTTAATGGAATGTAAAAATTTCCTTGTTCATCTATCTTCCCAAACTTTATTCTACCCCTTAAAAATTCAATTTCAGTTGCATTTGGCTTAATATATTCGTGAAATAACTTTGTCGAAGTTGATACAGGAAGAAGAAAAACACAAACTTTTCCTTTTTTACTTTCTTCAATTCCTTTCTTCACAAACGCCTCCTTTAGTTTTCTACTATATGGTGGGTTTACAAAGTTACGTTCACCCCATTCAATGCTTAATCCATCAACTACTTCACCTTCACAATAAGGACAAGGATCAAAATCGAAATTAAATCTCTTATTCAATTCCTCATAAAGTTCAGGAGGCGTAGCATAGTTGTCATCATTGTTTATATGTATTTTTCTCATATTCAAATTGTGTTTTACCCCGCCTCTGGCGGGTGGTTATAAATAGACGCTATATCGGTGTTATAGGAAATTAGTTTGCTGGCTTACACCTTTCGCAAAATCTACCCTTGCTCGTTGTGTATATAACATTGGGGTGGCAACCGCAACTATCGCAAACTAACTGTTCGCTTTGCCCTACAACATTGTATAAAGCCAATTGCTTACGTGATTCTATTAATTTATTTTCAAGCCACTCAATGGGTGATGGTGGTGAATACATATCCTTTGTTTCGTTTTCATACTCCCATCTTAATATATCTCTTTGTAATTTAGTTGATTTCATATTTTTACTGTATTTATTGTTTACGTTATGTACAAGTAGCGAGGAAGCATATTGCACTGTTTTCTTGTGTTTTACTGCATTGACTCAAAGTTGTCCTTAAAATATTGTTCAGCTACTAACCATTGGTCATCGTGGTTCTTAGGATTTCGGGCTATCATATTACTTGTATCAATGCTTCTACAAAAACATCCCATTCCGTCACTTCTTCTACCTCTTCTACCTCTTCAGGAATTTCTTCAATATCAAATTCAAATTCTGTTATAGGGTTGTTTAAATCACAACCCAATGAAAAGATGAAAAGACTGACTAAAAATAACTTTTTCATTTCTTTTCATTTTTTTTCAACGCTCAAAAAAATATCTTCATCAATTGCGTTCAGGTAATTCAGTAGGCTGTCAATTGTATAGCCTTTCTTCCCTTTCTCAATAGTTGCAGGCAAAGAAGGGTGTATTCCCTTCTGTTCCAGTTCGTAAGTCGAAACCCCACACTCTTTGCGTAGGGTTTCGATTTGTTTACCTAATTCTTCTTTAGTCATTATATTATAGCGTTTTTAATTGATTCAGGAAAGTATCTTCCCATCTGGTCTTTTACGCCAGATGTTTCTTCAAGAAAAAATTCGTTTGAATCCTCACCCTCTTGTTCTATTAATTCTAAAGCTCGTTGCTCGTCTCTTGCTATAATATCAAATCTTACTTCGGTTGCGTATAGCTCGCCATTTGAATCTAAAAGGTGTCCGTTAGTTTCTTCGTTTTTGTAAAATGCTTCAAATCTTTTCATTTTGCTTCGTTTTAATAAATTATTCTATTGGTTTCCATTTTTTATCGTCCATAATGTTAAAACATTCGTAAATACCACGTTAGCGTTCATTGCTGAATGATACTATTAGCATAATCAGCAATAATTTGGGCTAACGCTATTGATTTTTTGTCGCCATTATCGTAATTGTGAAGCTCAATGAATGGGTGATACCATACTCCATGAGTTAGACCGAGCCAGTCATCTACATCAAAACTTTCGATAGGCAACGAAACGCCAACAATAGATAAACCCAATAGCTGCTTATAGGCTTGTTCGGGCGTTATTTCTCCGTTGGCTACTTTCTGTAATATATCTAATCTTTGTTCTTTCATATCGCTACTGTGTTTATCATTGTCCGTTGTGCTTAATCCTCTCTAATCCAACGCTGATTACCATACCCCAACCATTCAACGGGGTCGGTTTGATTATCATTAGATGCCATTAGTACACCGTCTTTTCGCTCCCAAATATTCCAATGACTGACGTGATTTCTGGGCTCATCTTCAATTGCCATTTGATAATATTCTTCCATTCTCCATTTGCCGGGTGTGTCTGGATATTCCAACCCCGGACTAAGCACAACATCGGCTATATGTAATGCCTTATCTGTGCTTAATTCATTGTTTTGTGTTTCTTTGCTCATTTTATTTTTGTTTTTATTTCAAACATTCGTAAACGCCACGTTATGGTGCATTTAAACCAAACCGTTCTTACGAAGTATATCTTCAACAATTTCGTATATTTCACTATTACTTAACTCGGTGTTTGAATAAAATGAGTTAATCATATCTTGCCTTAATTTATCAATCTTTGCTTTATCCATAAAATAAACGCACCACAACAATGTATAACAGCAATAGCGGTTGTAGTGCTTGTTTTTAACACTATTGCTTCTAATTAATATTTCAGTTAGTTTGATGGTCATTGCGTTCTAATCCGCTACTACGGTTATACTAAGCGTTGTGCGTAATGGCTACAATCCCGTTTCCAAAGACAGTTTCGTGTAGGAAACAAAAAGAAAAAAGCCCACTTCACATTGTTTTCATAAAAATAATCCTACTTCTTTAATCAATCTGTTTTCAGCTATCAGTTTATACTTCGGATTTAATTCAAAACCTGTGTAGTTCCTGTTTAGCTTTTTGGCTACTACTGCCGTTGTTCCTGCACCCATAAACGGGTCCAAAACCAACCCATTTTCAGGGCAACCAGCTTCAATCATTCGCTTAACCAATTTTTCAGGATAGGTTGCAAAATGTGCTTCTGGGAATGGCTGTGTATTTATGCTCCAAACTGTTCTAACATTACGTTCAAAATAAACTTCGTCAGGTATTCCGGCAGCTCTTTTTAAGTGCATAGAGTTTGGCTGTTGTCCTTTGTCTTGTATGTTTTTATGAGTTTTCCAGCGTTGGTGTTTTCCAATTGATACGTCTTTATTTCCACCTTTATACTCAATATCTTTTCGTCCGTCATATCCAATTGCTGGTTCTAATTGTTGCTCGAAATAATATCCTTTTGGTTGTTTTACAAAAAAGAATATCTTTTCAAAATCAACTGTAAACCTATCCTTTGCACTTGATGGCATCTGGTTTGGTTTGTGCCAAATTATTTGATTGCGTAATATCCAGCCTGCATCTATCATACCTATTGCAAAGCGTTCAGGTATCATTAAAAGGCTTTTATTCAAGTTAGTGCCTCTGAATTTACTTGCTTTTGCTGTTCCGTTTGGCAATACATAAACTTGTTTTGAGTTTTTAACGTATTTGCTTGTATCAGCGTTTTTTGTTGTTCCGCTTCCACTCCCAGCGTATGTGTCGCCTAAATTTACAAAACAAGTTCCTGTGGGTTTCAGTACCCTTTGAATTTCGATGTATAGTTCAATCAGCTTTGCAATAAATTCAGAGTAGTTTTCTTCAAGTCCTATTTGTCCATCAACACCATAATCACGCAATCCCCAATAAGGTGGTGAAGATATGCAGCAATCAACGCTACTATCAGGCATCCGCTTTATGCCTTCAAGGCAGTCGCTAAGTATTATTTTATTTAAAAATTCCATCGCTTCCTTTTTTCTTTTTGTTTCTGTTCTCGTTTCCAATTAAGTTTATCCTAAATTAACCGCCACATACGCACAACACGGGTTTGGCAAAATGGCTGTTCAGTTTTTCTATTTATCATTTGTTCTTAATTTTAAATTTTAGTAATTCTATTTAGCACCAGGTTCAGACACTTCGCCAAGCCCTGACACGTTAGTGGCAATGTAAATACCCAGTCAAATCACAATGCTGTAATTCACAAAAAGTACCTCCGTGGTCAGCAAGTCCCCATCTTCCATCATCTGTTACTACAAAAAATTCGTCCCCATTTGGGCTTACAACCTTGTCTCCCCAATTATAAGTAACACCTTGATAAGTAACACTGTCACTAACATCGGCTATAAAATCATTGCCGTGTTCGTGCTTATCCGAAGTTTTGTTCTCTTTACTCATATCGTTTTTAATTTGAAAGTTACAGCGTTTTAATCGGCAACGCTTTATAGCCGTAATCCGTTAGCGGCCATGCTTACCGGACTGCCCCACAATGAAGTTTGTCCATTGACTAACCATAGCCTGTGCAATACCAGGAAAGGTCTTTGAACGGAGTTTAGCACGTTCATCTTTTGGCAATTTCCAAGCATCAGCATACCAGCCAGGCATTGTTTTACCGCTCTTAAATTCTTTTCTTGGTTCAGGATTCACCACATTCGTAGGCGTTAATGGCGGAAGTCCTTTAAGCCATAAGCACGTTTTCTTTTCGTATGGGTCGCCAAATTGGTAAGGATTAATAATTTGGTCAGGTTTTCTCCATACGGTAGACATTATTCCCACAGGATTTTCAATAGCTATGTAATCACAATCAGCATTTGCAAACATCATAAAGAATTTAATCGCTTCTTTACGGTCTTGGTGTCGCTTCACGGCCTTTTCTCCATATCGGTCAATATTAAACCATCTGTTTCCAGTTACAGTAAGATAAGTGCAAGGTGGAAACGCTATAATTATATCCCATTTTTCCTTTAATAAAGGTACTACGTCTTGTTGTAGATGCCATTCCGGATGTCCGCCACTGCACGGAAGTATATCACAAGAAAAAGCCTCGTGTCCTAACTCCCTAAATCTGTTTGTCAATGCCTGGCTTTCTTCGCAGGCTACTAATATTCTCATTTATGCTAAATTTAAAGTCCATCACCTAGCCATTAAAGTGTACGTTACAACCGTTTCGTACAATCCCATATCCCTGTCCTGATACTCATTAGCACCCCCTGAATTGTCATACGTTACATTAAACTTCTGCCTGCCACCACGCATCCCGGTTATTAAATCTTGCGGATCTTCGGTTAACGTTATATCCGTAAATACATACGTCGGATTAGCCTGCACTGGCGTCGCCCTTAACACTACCTCGTCAAATTCAAATGACCCCCTAAACGCTTGAAGTGCCCAACCTCCACCAGTTGTAAAAATCTCAATGTGCTCATCTTGTCGAGATACAATACCTTCTTCATATTTTTCTTGGCTATCATAAATAATTGCTACATCCTTTTGAAGGGGGTTGATAGTTATTGTTTGAACAGATTTTAACTCAATTGATAAATTTACATTATCTGCCACCCCCTGTGTTTGCCCACTCACCAATGCAGGTGATAATAATAGGGTTGTTGCTAATCTTTTAATTGTTTTCATTGTTTTCATTGTTTTCATTTGTTTTTAATTATTATTCAGTGTTAAAACATTCGTAAATGCTATGTTGTGCGTAATTAAACTGGAGACACTTTCACGCTGACAGAAAAAACCGTGCTTACTTTTTGCGTTCTTGTATAAGTTTTACGGAAGAAATGTTCTATTTCGTCAATAATATAATCACCTCTTACTTCTTCGGCTGTCCAAAATTCCTTGTCATAATTTGAAACTTGAACATTAATCCTTTCTCCTACTTTAAATGGATTTGATTCTAATTCAAAGTCTGTTATCAATTCATTTTCCTTGTTTATAATTTCTATTCTCATTTTGATTAAAATTAACTACGCACAACACTATGTATCAATCATAGGCGGGTGAGTAGCATTGTTTAACATTCTGCTTTCTATTAAATTTGTGTAGGCCGAAAGTGAAGCAGTTTCTAACCGCCTACGTTTGATACATGCTTCCGTTATAAAACAGCTTAATAACGCCACTCCGTAAAATGAATTACTGCCATCGGACTGTTTTGTCTGACCTTAAACCACTCGCAGAAATCATCGAATGATAAGCCATCGTTTTTAGCAACATCTTCCCAGTTGCATTTCTTCCCATCAATTTCAGCCCAAACTAAATTCGCAGGGTTGTCAAGTTTTTGCAAACCTATTTTAGTTAGTTGGCAAAATTCAACTTGTTTGGAATTGTAAGGTTTGCCACTCCAATATCTAATGGAAAGTATTGCTTTGCCATCATTTATTTGTTTTGCTCGTTTTTCCCAAAGTTCATAATTTGCCCTTATTGTATGTATTTTTTTACCCATTATTGGCTCATCTGATATTGGCATTCCTGCCTCGTTTATTTTTTCGACAAACCAAGTCTGTTGCCCTGCTCGTTTATGAGTTTTCGGAAACGTCCTCGAAACTGTTAATACAAAAGTTTTCATAAAAAATCCGTTTTATAACCTCGTGTATAATTCATGCAGGGGATTGTGATTAATATTAAAGTTCATTTCTCGTATCATCTTTACTGCTGTTTGAAAGTTCATCGCTTCGTATCCCTGCACGAAATCATACACGGATACCATTATTCGTCATAGTTTTTTCTTTTTTTTGATTACGAAGCCGCCTACGCGGATCTGCTCAAACTCTGTTGAGGGTATAACTTTTTTTAGCTTCGGCTCTATCTTCTCTTTCTCTTCTTTTTGTTGTTTTGTGTTCTCACCCCATTCTTTGGCACGATAAAAACCTGTCGCATAAAGCAGGTATTCCCTTACACTCTCAGGTTCATAGTCTTCGGCTATCGACAGACACTCTCTTACAAGCTCTCTGTTGGTACAGCCTCTCTTAAGCATCGTGTTTTCAGCGCTGCTTCTTACAGCCTCTGTTATGTTTATGGCCTTACTCATATCTTTGCATCTATGAAGTAGGGTATATTATATATCTGACAGGCGGAGTGCTCGAGGTTGCATCCTTTGCTGTCATACCATCCCGATAAAAACACCACCTCATCACATTCAAGCAGCACCTCTATACACTTTCCTATGCATTGGGAGTAGGGTGTGGCACTATCTTTGATGATGTCTGCCGGTGTTATTACACGGCAACCCTCTTTGTGGTACTTCTTTTTCGCTGCCTCACAGCGGGTAGGAAACGTATCTTCGTGACCCGTGTACGGAAGACTCACATACAGCACTTTTATTTCTTTGTTGCTCATTTTTCTTTTTACCTAACAAGTTTTTAATTTATCTATAGTTTTAATCTTATTGGGAGGTTGGCGTATGTCCACGCAAGGAGGGCGGCATCGCGTACCTCTTGATTGGTGCGACCGGGCAATCCTTTTGTGAATTGGGTTATCTCCTCGTGTGTTATCTTGCCGTCAGCGCCTTTCCAACACTTGCGCAGCGGCTTCATCATGACAGCGCTTGATATCGACTGCTGCCATTCGCAATACTCTTTGAGGTGACGCGCCGTGGCGTGACACATGCCCACGCTCCTGCCTTTTGCCGCTGCCACAGCCTTTGAGTCTTTTTGGCTATAGTGCCAATTAACACTCATATCACTGTCTTCTATAACAACTACCACACAATCTTTTGCCGATATATCCACAAGCATCTTATTGATACTATACATGGTGTCCACAAAAGAGAGTGCCGCAGCAAAGACAAACTCTTTGTTTTTCACATCGAGCAACACAACACCAGACTTATTAACATCCGGGTCTATTGCTATAATCCAATTAGGCTTTACCATACATCTCTTTCATTTGATTGTTAAACTTCAAATAAAGATTATAAGCGGGCTTGTAAGACCTGCCTTTTGTCTTTACCATATCTTCTACCGCTCTTATGCCGTGATAGATTGAGCTCCCGTCGTAGCCGAAAAATTCTGCTATACTATAAGCAGACAAGCCGGTTGTGCGTCTAAGATATTCCCACACTATAAACCTGTAGTAAGGCAGCGGCTCATACCTTCTGCCGGACAACAGTTCCTCTCGTGTTATCTTAGTGAGCAGACACATCATGTCGATAGCAACGTTCGCTCTTTCTCTATCATGGTCCTTAATGACTCTTCTCTTTCCTGCCATAATCACTTTATCACTTTATCACTTTATCACTTCGTAAAACCTATCGTTCAGTTCCCATCCGTGCATGAGCGCCCTGCGGCACTTATGGTAAGACAGCCCCTGTTCCTGCATATCACGGAGCCACGATTTTTTTGACTCCCACACTTTTCCGCTCTCTACACAGCGGATCCTCACTCTTACCGATGTACCCCTGCTTCGAGCTAAGATATGGCGCCCTGTGTCGTCTCTGTTCGTCATGGCGACTGTTTTAAGGCTGCCATAACATAGTTGTCTGGCAGCTTGATTTTACCATTGCCGATTTCACTTAACCGGCTTAACATATCGGTCTCCCTGTCAGACCGCTCTTCATCGTCCTTAGCGTCGTCTATCCACCGGAAAACGCTCCGTATAGTTTCTTTCTTACACACCTGCTTCATGCGGTCATAGATGCGCACCTGTCGCCATCCGGGGCAAACAATCTCCCCCGATGCTTCAGCTTCACGAAGCGCCGCAATGATATTATACGGTTTAAGTATCTCAACTCCATCTCTGTAAGGCTGTTTTAGAGCTTTCTCGTACTCCGTCAAGAGCCGTATAGCCAACCCTTTAGGCTGCTGTCCATAATCGGCAAGGCGCATAAAGTCTTCTGTTATGTCATCAAACCAATCAACAGCTTTAAGCCGCGCCCTTAGATGGTCGGCCTCTTTTGAGTTAATTTTTTTAAGCAACCCCTCTTTCCCTCTCACACTCTCCTTTTCAGAAGGAGAGGTTTTCTTTTCTTTTCTTTCCTCTCCTTTACTTTCCTTTACTTTACTGTCGGGTTTCGGCGCGCCGTTACTGGTTTTTAGGGTAGTTTCGGCAGGGTTACGGCTCTCCTTAACATTAGTTTTGGGGGTTTCGGCAGAGATACGCTTACGTTCCCTGTTTGCAAGGAGCGCAGAAAACCGCTCCTTATGAGTCTCGGAGTAGAGGACACCGTTTTTCATTTGCAGCAGGTCTATCCTTACCGCATAATCAACAATGTCTCTCAGTTCTTTTATCGAGACATCGAAGTCGGCAGAGAGCAACTCTATATTCAGGTCGCTCCATTCCACCTCAAAGAAGTCGCTGTCGCTTAACACCTCTAACAAATAGCACCACACAGCATACCCGGCGTGTGAATATTTTCTTCTCAACGCCTTTATTTTTATGTCATTTCTCATGTCTGCATCATGAGAAAAATAATCGGCGTTATTTTTCCTCGGTCTTGCCATATTATCTGTCAAAATAAATGTCAAACCTATCGGCTTGACAGGTGTCGTAATACCCTTGAAGCTCTTCATATTCCTCTTCCGTAAGGTCGGGCGCATCAGGATCACCCAACCTATATCTTCTTCTATTTCTCATATCCTTTTGGTTATATCTGTTCTTACATCTTCCGGGATATCTGAAAGAGAGAATGGCTGCCTGCCCACCAAGGACTTGCGGAGAAGACCTGCCCTGCGTACAAGATTATAAGCAACAGTGCTATCGGCAGCCTTCTCTTTGTAGGCTTCACACAGCAGGTCTATATACCTGACCATGTCGTCTCTGTCGCTGTTGGGTATGACAACCATTCTACTACTCTCATTATATCATTTCAGTAAGAACCTGCGCGACGCTTCGACAGGTTTTATAAACTCCCGATAAAGGTCGGGGTGCGCTGTCTGAAACGCCTTTGCGTCAAAGCGCTCCTGGTCTTTGCCGGCTTTCCATGTGGCAAGCGTGGCATTGCCGTATGTCAAAGCTTCGGCATCGCCAAAAGCAAACTTTATCTTGTCCTCTAAGACAGCTTTTCTCTCTTGGAGTGCATCAAGCTCACGGCGAACAGATTTGAGCTCGTTGTAGGCGCTTAGAGTGGCCTCATCGGCCTCAATAACCTTGCCGTCGGTATGACGCGCATACTTCATAATCACATCACCACTCGTTACAGCAGGGGGCTCTTTGCCGCCCTGAATATTATCTATCCAGAAGCGGTCTGCCTCTTCTGTGAGCCACGCAAAAAAGTCGGGCACAAAAGAGAACTCTTTATACCCGAACTCTCTGCCGCTGACAAGCCACGCAAGCGACCCTCTCTGCATCTGTGCCACACCCAGATTCATCTGAAGCTGACAGAACCACCATTTAGGCAGGTCGTCAGGGTCAATATTCATCTGAGTGCTCTTGCACTCGAGGATTTGTTTATTGCTCTCATTTCTCTTGTCGCCCGCACTCCAATAGGTACGGTCTGGGCTGACACGCAGATGGGGCTTCTCCTTGCTGATGTACATGAACTCTGTTGCCGATGATTTGATGACCGTACTACCGGTCTCATCGGCGAAGAACTGTGATATAGCATCTTCCAGATACAGCCCCGCCTTCATGAGGAAACTCATCTCCTTTGGCGGGTCTATCCCCATCTTACGACGCCACAGTTGGTATGGTGTCTCATATGGGTTAAGCCCCACAATAGTGGCGACCTCGGAAGCACCTATACCTCTTCCGCGCGCCTCAAGCCAATCCTCACGGTTAAGGAATTTTACTCTCTTCCTTGCCATGATCACTTGTCTTTGCCGTTACCGTTGCCAAACAGCCTGCCGCCGTTAGCCGGTGCACCAGTCCCTTGCGCCTCTTGCAAAGCCTTTGCCGCTTTGCTTTCGGCAGCAGATGTTTTTTTCTTAGCTTCCGCCTCACGCTGTTTTGCCTCGAACGGCTCAACAAAACTTTCCTGTACGCTTGTTGTACCCTCTTTTATTGCGTTGGCGGTTGCCCGCAATTCGAATATCATCTCCTTATCTATCTCTTTTACGTCTTCAACATCCAGATAGCTGAACAGCATATCCTGAGTGACGCCTATCTTAGCATAATACTCGACCATACGCTGCCGGCTCGTCTCAAGGTCTATACTCTTGCCAAGAGCGACCTCTTTGATGTTGACGATAACGTTCTTTATGACAGCCTTAGGCACAACCTTAAGGACCGCATTACGGAACGCGATAGCGGAGGCTGCATTACCGGTTACGACCTGCATATCCTCGGAGAAGGTACGTCCGTATTTGTCGGTTATGCGGCGTTTTACCTCAACGGCAACGGCGAGGTTGGTCTCGAGGTCGTGGCAGACGCCCTGACTGGTGATGGTCTTGCCGTCGTTGCCGATGATACGTGTCTGCACACGCAGGTTGCCCCATGCACCCGCTATTATCTCAGCAAGGCGCACACTGACGCCCTCTATCACAGCACTGTCATTGCCCTTACCTCTACGGAGCGCATAGAAACAGTCCTCGGCTGTCTCGGTGTCCATAGTGGCGTAGGTCTCAATCTGGTTCAGCACCCTCTGCAGGTCGCGAGGGTATCTCTTTGCGGTGGTGATCTGTACATCCACCTCAGCCCTGTTCAGCGCCTCTAACGCCGTGGGCTGCATAACTGTTACTTCGTTTTCGTTCATAATGTTTTGTTTTTTATTGGTTTTGGTTATAGGTTTGCTTCCTTCAACCCCTCGATCATACGGAAGTCCTTAAAGTTGAAGGCGGGGTTATCGCCCTCTATACGTTTTACAGCCTGTTCAAAGGTCTCGTCAGGTTCCATACGTGTGATATAGGTACGCCACACCTCGGCCTTACAAGCTTTGTATGAGGCCACAATAAAGCGCGCATGGTACAACGCATGCTCCTGTGCCACAGTGAGCCTGTTAGTGCGCTCTCTCTTCTCTTCCCGGCTATCCATGCCCTTCGGAGTACCGTCTATCTCCTCAATCCTTTGGTAAACCTTTTCCATAGCATCCTTATCGACAGTGTGTATGCACCATAGGTACATGGCACAGACAAGGAGCGCCGTCAAGGCACACGCCAGAGTCTCGATGGTTGACAGGAACAGCAGGAAAGCGAGCGCTGTCCCCCATATCTTTATGCGGTCACTCCACCGTATGCCCGGCATACTGACCGCAATCCAAAACTTGCGGTTCCACCGGCCGATTTCTTTAATAATCTCTCTCATAATTTTCTCTATTTCTTTTTGGTTAATGTTTTTGTGGGGGCAGCGGGAGTCGAACCCGAACGATTACTAATAACTAACCTGTCATGGCACTTGCTCACCCCTGAGCTTCTGCCCCCTTTTTCCCGGGACTAACTTCACAGCCCGCCCCGGGCGCTTACTAACTAATCAAACGGTCATGTGTCCTATGAATGTTGTGTCTCATGGCAGTCTTGGTTTTTAAATTCGAACGCACGGACAAACCGTATAACCGGCGTACTTTCCGGTTCTTTGGTTATGAAGTACACCTGCGATGTCAGATTCTCCATCACAGAAGCCTTAGCATACGCCTCAGCTTTTTTTTTGGTAGAGAAGTCTTTGCACAGGTCTTCCCTTATCTTGGCTTGGCAACCATCTGTGGTATCTATGATGATTGCCGTATACCACTCTTTTGTTTTTTGTGCCTTTGCGGCCATGATTTTTAAAATCAAACAGCCCTCGAGCGTCGGGGCTAAAACGGCGGACACCCCTCGGCTCTCAGGCTGTGTTTTTTAACTGATATTTTTAATGCGACCTCCGTTTCGCATTTCTTTTAGGATATGTGGATGCTGTAGGGCATCGGCCATTCCTGTGTCTTATTGCGAGCAAAGATAGAAGCAAATTGTTAAGCGAAGAAAAGAAATTAGAAATATTTTCTATTTATAACACTAATTAGACAAATTCTAAATAACGATATTATGCAACAAGCTGTTAAACAAAGGCTTATGTCGTTTATTAAACCAGCTTAAGCGTTAAGGTGGTCGGATCTACCCTTATGTATCTCTTCTGTCCTTCGTACTGTGTAAACAAACCACCGGAATCCATTCCGATAATATTAATTCCATTTATACCCGATTTAAACATAAAGCCATAGCCGTTCACATCCTCGCCAAAGCCACCTGTTCTTGCCGCCTCATCAACTATATAGCCGTAGCCGTTCTTTCCGCCAAACCTGTAAAAGAACCCTTTTTGTGACAACATCATCATATTAGGCTCTTGAAAGAGGTCGTAATCCGACATACCAAAATATAGATCTGAGAATGTTACATAGTCATCTCCTATTGGCCTCTCTATAATTTCGACCCCAACACTTGCCGTTAAGGAGTAAAAGAGCTCCCCATCTTCTTGCAGGGTTGTGACGATGTCTTGCCTACTCGGTGATAGTATTCCATCGTTTTCCCATGCGGCGAGGCCAAAAGTCGATTCAGTACCTTCCTTTTCTATTCCATCGGGGTCGTACACGCTATCGCTCCATGTCCCAATATCACGGATAACATTTCCGTTATGGTCTTTTAGTTTAGCGGTAAACTGTACTGACACGTAAGTCACTTTTATGCCGCCATCTGTCCTTAGCTCGATAAACTGACCGTCGTTTACCAATGTCCATGGGGCGGTTACGCCAAACCGCGCAAGGGATTCTCGTTTATGCGTAAACACCGTTCCTGCCGGATGCTTGCCAAGCGAGAAGTTGTAAGACTTAAGCAACATAGTCTTTGTTGTGGTCCCGCCTGTAATAGGTACCTGCATGCTGTTATCAGAAAACAGAAGCCCTTGCTTACTTGTGTAAATCTCCTTATACCCGCTCCCTATCTCGCCCTTTATTGCATCACCGTGAATACGCAGCTTCGGCTTACCGGTGGCATCGAGTATAGAAAACTCGTTCTCGCGCACCACAATCTTGCTTCCAGCCTCATTTGGCACGGTGTCAAGCCTCTTAACCGTCAAGGCGTTGATGAACGCCTGTGACGCTGCCAGCGACGCTGTATCAATCATATCAGCGCCTATATAACTCGATAAGATGATAGGCGTCGATATAGGCTCATGTGTGGGTATCGGCTCCCACAGTGCGGTGTTTGATAGCGTATGGGTGGTGTCGTTCGATGTGTGTGTCTGCCGACAGATATAAGCCTGATATTCCGTTATACCATCAATGATCATCTCCTGGTTGGTGACGATATCCAGATATCTGATGCTATCTGTTTTAAGCTCTTTGTCGTTACGGTATTCCACGCCTGCTTTCCACACCGACCGCCGCAGAATCAACCCCTGCCTGCCTTCGGGCGGGGTGTGTACAAAGCGCACCGGAAAGACACCACTCACCATCATACCACCTGTTCTCCTTTCTTATAGGTTATGCTTGCCGATACTCGTTTACAACGGCAAGGGCGGCATTGGCACACATCTGCCGGTATGCACAGAAGTCCACAAACCTCTGCACATCCTCTGCGTCTGCTAAAGCTGTTTTAAACGCCGAAAAATCTTCCGATGTGCCTACGGCATCAATAATATCCTCAACCGCATTCATGACAAGCCCGAACTCGTCTTTGGGTGGATAGCCGGCTTCGATAAGCTGGCATATGATATGACCGTAGTTAATCAGCGAGTCTATCTGCACCTGCACAAAGGAGAAACCACTCACCGTTTCGCCCTCTTCGTCTGTTCTGTCCTCTGCAATGATATCCATTGTTACCATGCTTGTCTCCTTGTCATAGACGGGCGGTCTGTCCTCCGCCCACCGTCTTTGTAATATACCTGTTTTCATATCATCTAATTAAAAGTTAACTACTTCCTTGTTATCCTCGAACAATACCTTTCCGTCTTTCTCGAATACCTTACGGCCACCGACTTCAAGTATCTCTGTCTGTGTCTCATCCACAGCATAATGAAGAGAGCCTCTGTCTATAAAGACTGTCTTAAAGCGCGTGACATTGCTGTTCTCCAAGTCTTGAAGGAAAGTCTTTATGTCAACGGCATTGACTATCAGTTTGTACCACTCGCCCATAAAGAGGATTCGTAATGCGTACCTACCCGGGCCTTGAGATGTCTTGACACCGCCAACCCACTTGTCGCACTCGACAGGCTTGCCTAACACAACGCCCATACTTATCTTCTTTCCGTCTATGAACGGAACTCCGTTGGAGTCCAGACGTTCAGTACGTTTGATACCGCAGTTTTTATACTTGACACCCATATCTCTTCCTGTCTTTAATGTGAATAACCTGTGACAATGTTTTCCTCCCCACTTGAGCATACCCCAAGCCGCATCATCAAGTTCCCTCTGCCTACGAGGATTGGAAACCCTGTGTCTGCGTTTGAGCCATCTCTTCTTGTCGGTCTTTCGTAGATACATATCGTTCCTTGAGCCGTAAAAGACATAACCCATCATATCCACTCCCTCGGATATACGATGTATCTTGGGAGTATGCAGGGTAAATCCTTCGTCATTGAGATACTTGATAGCCCTCCGCATGACCCTGTTGGCCTCGCCTTTGGTCTTTGCAGTGAAGAAGAAATCATCCAAGTACCTTGTGAAATCCTCTGCACCGACCTGCTCCGTCATAAAATGGTCAAACGAAGTCAGTGACAAGTTACCTATACTCTGCGAAGGTCTTATGCCGAGTGGAATACCTGTGTTGTCGGTAAACCTCTCAAACGGCTCCATGAACGCATCTATGAACTTCTCGTCCTTGAAGATATGCTCAAGAGAGTGCCGTATATGGTCGTGAGGGATAGAGTCGTAGTACTTACGGATGTCACCTTGACCATACCACCTCACCTGACCTCTATACTTGGTAATAACTTTTTTCAGATGCAAGGCACAGGCGGTCTGCCCATACCCCTTACGGCTCGCGTAAGTGTGCCGTATCAAGCATCTGTCTATCCTCCTGTCGCCTGCCATAGTAAGCAGTTGGTGCTGAATGTGCGAAGGGTGGAACTTCAACTTCGCGATATCCCTCATCTTATCCTGTCCGCTTATCCTCTGTTCGTGCTGATACTTGTCAGTTCTCATCCTGTTCTCAAGTACCATATTCTGAATCTCAATGAGGTTTTGCCAGCGTTTTCTGATATGATGACGGACACCTGTGTTGCGAGACTTCCTTCTCGTGGAAATCTTCTCCGCCTCAACGATGTTCGACCAATCGGCCATCTGCTCATATATATGACCTGCTCTCTTCATTCTCTCACTTGCTTTCAGTTCTATGTAGAGCTTTCAAATCCTTACGGCTTACTAACACCACAGGCGGCAGGGCTGACCCTTTTCCGCGCAAGGTGAATGTTGTTCCGACCAACACAAGCTATACTTACGCGCTTGCTGCCGAGGCTCGGAATATCCGGGTGCGTTCCCATGACGCAGTACTGACACCCTGATAGTTTCTTGCATAACTAAAGTTAGGCGAGCCGAGATGTTCGAGTTCGAGTTCGACCAGACGTTGTTCGAGTTCGCATACGCGAGACCGCAATTCGAGCCGTTGTTCGAGTTGCCGCCGAACAGCCACAGCTTTGATATTCCTATACCTACCAACGGAGTCATTGGCTTTTCTTTTGTTACAGCTTACTTACTTGTTAATAATTTTGTTTGTTGTTCTCTGTTTTTAGTTAATTACGCTAATTCTCTGAATCTCTGTGGGGACACCTCCACCACATCTCCATAAAAAGCAAGGCGAGCCGAGATGTACGAGGCCGAGTACGACCAGACGTTGTACGAGTACGCACACGCGAGACCGCAATTCGAGCCGTAGTTCGAGCTGCCGCCGAACAGCCACAGCTGCCCACTCGCTCCATAACTATAATAGTCTCCATAAGAGATATTTGAAATATGGCCTTTGGGGATAGGATAAAAACCCTGTCCGTCTTGCGTGGCAATAATATTCATATCAGAAGCCTGCGCCGATGTTGCGCGTGTCAGTTTGACATGTTCGACGTTAACAAAATCGGACGCAACAGGTGTGCCGTTGGCAGGTATAAAATTATGTCTCCAGCAATATACATCTGTGCCAACAGAGCATAACCCCTGAACCATCTCCCAGTATTGCCCCCAAGGATTCTCAAAGCCGGCAACATTAACCGAATGGCAATCTTTGTTATTTATGTCTTTTACCACACTGTTGCCATCGGTGTCGCCAAGAAGCAGGGTTGCGCCCGTCTTAATGTCTTTTTGACGAGCGAACCCAACCTCACTAACAGTCTCACCTGTGTTGAGTGACTCTGTCCCATCGAGCCCAACACCCCATACAATAGAGCCATTGTCTATCTTGCAGTTTTGAGAGTCGCGCCATCCATACTTAGACATCATATGTATAAGCAGATACGCGCGAAAGTCGGCGTTTGCCAATCCATGTTTTTTCGAACGCGCCTGTGCCTGTCCCCAAAAAGCATAGATGCTCTTGTTGTTGTCAGGTATAAGACCCGGGAGCGACCGCATCTTACCTGACACAAGTCCTGCCTTAAACTTACCAACCACCTGTTGCGGTATAATATAACCACCAGGCAGCGGAACGAGCGAGAACCAACAGCGAAGCGTAGGACTCTCAGTCTCCCCAACCATCTGTATGCGGCCATAAGTCTTAGGAATAATCTTCATAAAGTCGGCATGCGCAAAGTCGGGATGAACTGTGCCGTCTGCCGCCAACACATAACTGCCATCTTCGGTGTATTGATTATTACTACGTTTCAAGACGCAATAGTTGCCGTGCTCATCCATTAGCACCGACTTAGAAGCGTCCTCCCACAGTTGACGCATACGCATGTTACCGCCTGTGTCAACCCTATAGCTTTTATCGACAGTAAACGAACTCGGCTGATTGATGTCAATATAAAAAGCAAGTTCACTAAGAATCAGCGAGTCATTTTGTGTCAACCCTCTCTTGAAATCCTCCACTTTTACCTGACGAATCGCGCCACCGGTATTCATAAAAACGCTGTGCGTATCGATGATATCCGTCTCGACGGGAGCATTTGTTAACATTTTATCCTCTGCCATAATAATATATGTTAGTTTAATAATTACATTTAATCATTCCATGATGCTGAAACCTCTACCTGTGCATCATTGTAGTATTCTTCTGCCGACGCCCCTTCGCCAACCACACACTTACAATGTTCCGATGTTACAGTGACGGTTTCACCCGTGCCGTCCTCCTTTTTTATTTCACCCAGCGTATTGTAAACCTTCCATGCGAAAACAAGTCCTTCGGGCGTGTAGTCAACGCCGTTGCGCCTTAATCCTAATATATACTTTGCATCACTGCCTATCGTGCAGAAGTTTCCGGATGCATCTGTTGGGCGGTGTGAGATTTGGTATTCGTCGTCAATATCATGTATGCTGATAGCTGCTTGAGCTACAACCACTCCGCCCTTATATAATTCTGCTTTTATCATCTCTGCGCCAGACACCATGGCGCGGGTTACAATGATTTGTGACACATATTCATCCTCTGTTACTATTCGTCCGTCTGAGTCATACCACTTAAGCGAATAGCCGCTCGTCTCGCCTATTGATATTTGGTTGGGACCAATATAAGCTGTTGCGTCAACGGTAGCTGTTGGGTTGGCGCTCGATATTACCTTGCGATTAGTGGCAAGCAAAAGAGTTGCAACACGACTTCCGGCATCACGCAGCCATACATCAAGCACACCGGAGGTGTTGGCCTGCATGCCGAGAGAGGTGTAATTTACATTATAGGAGATCTGCTTGTTCCCCTTAAAATCTGCCGACACAAGGTTATTTCTTATCTTCAAGCAATAAAGACCTCCTTCTATTTTTGCGGCGAAGCGCGTGTCATTGCTTGCCACCACCCAATCACTGTCGTTTATGCCTGCAAACTGTAATTCAGTGCCGCCAAAAAACCATGTAACACTATTGATTAATGCAGGATAATTGTTAGCCGAATGAATATGTATGCGTATGATGGGCTGAAGCGATAAGGTGCGCCAGTTTGTTGACTCTGCCACCGCGCCGGTTTCGGGGTTCCAGAACTGCACCAATGATGTGCCGTCTCCGTTAGATTTTACAACGTCTGTATATACAGTGATAACGTCCCCATTCCTTATAAACGAAACCGTAAATACTCCGTGTGTTATTCTTTCCATTGTATTATTGTTTTAATTTGTTATCTCTTATCCATTCTTGCATCTGAGTATCACTCATGAGTGTTCCTCCAAGCTTTACGGCTGCCGCCTGTAAGTCGGCATCAACAAGCAGCATCTCATTCTCGTTTAATATCATATACTCACCCACAACAAGGTGCGCATCTTCTCTAAACCTATATTCTTTACACCTGCTCAACAGCGCGTTTGTATAGTACATCATATTTTTAGCATATTAAATAGTTTCCGTCCTCGTCTGTTAAATAGTTTCCGTCCTCGTCTGTAATGCGTTCTGCTTTTGCATGAGCTTCGACTGTAAAATACACATCAAAAACAGACTCTTTGATATTGTTTCCAATACCTATACGGCTCACCTCTGCAAACAGGTACTTACCAAGCTGCCATCTTACAGCATCTTTATACACAGGTGTTGCGCCTGATTGCGACCAACGTTGGGTGTACCATGTGATAAGGTAGTATAATTCCGGATAGGGTATCTGCATGCTGTTATCGCGGGCCACAAATGCCTTGTTGCGGTAAAACTCCATCCCAGCCGATATGTCAGTGCCAAAGAACGGCTTTGTCCAATTAGCCGAAGGCATAGTGAGCTTTCTTATTATGGCAAAGTCTTGTTGGGCTACCACCGCAGAGCCCTGTAAGAGTTGAATGACATAAGCGTTCTCGTCGATCTGACGTGCGTCAAATTTTATCACGGGATACTCTATGCTTATTAGTTCGGGCGCATCTGCCGACTTAGGCACAAGTGCTGTGCTTTGTCCTTTGCGGACAACCCTGACTGATAAACCAAGTTCCGTAAGGTCTTCTGCTGTTTCAACAGTGCTTGTGCCAACAAGCGCAAACGCCTTAAGCTCTGTGTCGTAAAACTTACCCGGCTCCATACTGAGCAAGGGTGTAAGCTCTGCTAACGCCGCCGTATAATCATCCTCTTTCGCTGTTATACGTGCTTTTAGATAGTCATACAGCAGCTTGTGGTCTTGAAGCGGGTCATATTCAAACCTGTCTGTTGATATTGTCAATCCAAGTTCGTCCGGAAGAGCCATCGTGGTAGATAAAAGCAGGTTGTCCGACTGCACCTCTATAACTGCTCCTGTACGCCAATCGACAAATTTCCCTACAAACGTGAGAGTATAAGATTCGTCTGCTGGTATATTGCGGTAGAGCTTAAGTGAGCCGCGTGTATCCGACGCTTGAGTGTTTATCTCATAGTTGCTACTTGAGGGTAAGCCCCAGACTTCTCCTATCGGCTTGCCGTTAACTTTCCACAGCAGGTCGCCCGTGTCTACAGAAAGCAGCCGGTTGACAACAGTGCTTACTAATAACCCGTCTTTGTCAATAGCCGTCACGACAGGAAGTATCAGCGTTGGTGACAACGCGCGATTAGGGTCAAAGGTATTAGTAAGAGCATCGTAATTCTGTGTTACAGGGCTCTCGTTACTTAGCACAGTCAGCTTACATTGAATTGATAAAGGTGTAAACTTAATGCGTGTGTGCGACCTTTGTGATAATATCTTGCCCATTTACCTTTGCTTTAAAATTCATATTCTAATTCATATGTTAGCGCATCCGAGTCCTTGTGTATAGCGGTAACGGTAAACACGTTGCTTGTGCGTGTCTCAAAGTTCAGGCTAAGGTCTGAGAAACTTATCGTAAACTCCGTTTCTACACTTGTGTGTTCCGTGTTCCAAACCGCGTCTGACGCCTCGTCGCCCGAATCTCTTGTTATGAAAAAGCGTATATACTCACTCGTCACATCTCTTCCATAGCCATTTACAACTGATACGGTTACCGTCTCTTCCTCGCCATAGCCAAGCTGCCCGCTGCGCGATTGATGTATAATCATATAGTGTATACCGGCTATACTGTCTATCAGTTCATACACAGCATCCACCGCTTCGGTTAGCTCCGACTGTGTGGGTATCTTTTCAACCTTATCAATAAAGCTAAGGTCTTCGACATAGGAGCGTAGCACCTTAACCACCGGCAAGCCGTGGGCAATACCTGTGTTGTCTTCCGCGTCAAGCGACGTGAGGGCAAACACACCCTCAAGCTGTGAACGCTTACGGTAGAACGTATGTGTCTCCTGAACCTTTTTGTCCCATTGCAACAGTATAGAGAACACGCCAAGCTCAAGCCGCTCCACCTCATGCTGCGAGATAGTGATATTCAGATACTCATGTCCTGTGTCGCTGTTCTGATGCACCTCATAGTTGAGCGGACCGAACGGGATACGTCCCGGACCGGTCACGGTGATGCGTATGTCGCCCTCCTCACGCTGCGAGAACAGTATAGGCTGGCGGTTAGGTGGTCGCATGACATACCACTTTATCGTTATCGGTCTTCCCTGACGTATGGTGAGCATCCTGTCTCTCTATTTTTATTGTACAAAACAAACCCTGTGTCGCGGTTCT